ACTAGGTGGAAACACAGCCGTTGACTTTGTATCGGCTGTTAGTTCTGCTGATATTCCTTATGTAAGTGCTAGTATTGCTAGCACAGGCGCTATTGTAATGACACATAGTGCTGGCGGCGACATTGAACTTACTAATGTAACTGGCACTCCTGTAACAGATGCTGGATTTATTCCAGGAACAACTTTCTTAGTTCGTCAGCGTTATATCGATGGTGTTCCTATCGGTAGTTTATTGAGTAACTGGGTAGGTAGTCCAACATTTACATATACAGCATCAGATGTTGCTCCAGATCAAAACCCAACCGATGGCACATATTGGTATTATAGTGATCCTACCCAAGTGGATATTATGATCCAAGATAACGGTGTATGGCAAGGTTATCAAAATGTAACTTCAGATAGTCGTGGTTACGATTTAACACAGACAAATGCTACTGGTCCTATTATCAGCGCCACAGCTCCAACTACACAAACTGATCAAGCAGAAAGTCCGTTGGTTTATGGAGATTTATGGCTTAACACAAGTGATTTAGAAAATTATCCGTTGTTATATCGTTGGCAGAGTGTCGACGGAGTCGACCAGTGGGTACAAATTGTCAATACAGATCAAACACAATCTAGCGGTATTCTGTTTGCTGACGCTCGTTGGGCTCCAAATGGCACAACAGATCCAGTGTCTGCGGCATTACCAACGATTGAAAGTCTATTAACAAGTAACTACTTAGATCCAGATGCGCCAAACGCATTACTATATCCAACAGGTATACTGTTATGGAATACTCGCCGTTCTGGATTTAATGTTAAAACATATCAATCAAATTATTTTAACAATCAAAGTTATCCAACATATGAGTGGGACGACGCTACATCATACACCATTGGCGAATATGTACAATATAATAATTCAGTGTATGCGTGTATTAATAATAATACCAATCAACAGCCCGACACAGCAACAACTTATTGGGCACCACAAGATGTAACTAGTACATGGTTAAGTGCTACAGGTAGTCGTCCAGATGGTGCTCCTTATATGGGTCGTCAATCTCAGCGTATACTAATTGTCGAGGCAATGAAAGCTGCTGTTGATACTAATACACAGATTCGTGAGGAGCAAAACTCTTATAACTTAATAGCGGCCACTGGTTATCCAGAGTTAGCTCCTAATTTAGAAGCATTAAACAATGAAATTAATAACGTAGCATTTGCTATTATTGATACACCATTGCGTTTGACTCCTGAAGATGTAGCTAAGTGGGCCAGCGATAATAATGGATTGGGCTTGCCTACAGGCGATGGCAATTTAGCTGCTGGCGATCCGTATGGAGCAACATTCTATCCAAGTTGTCGTACTACTGATCTTAGTGGGAATTTTTGTGTAACTTATCCAAGCCATATGATGATTCGTACTATCATTCGCAGCGATGAAGTCGCTTATCCTTGGTTAGCTCCAGCAGGAACACGACGCGGTTTAGTTGATAATGCACAACAATTAGGCTACTTAAATGGTATCACTGGTGTATTTGAAACATTGAGTGTTGGCCAATCATTGCGTGATGTACTGTACTCAAATCAAATTAATCCAATTACCTATATTCCAGGCGTTGGTATTACTAACTTTGGTAATAAGACATTACAAGCAACGGCAACAGCATTGGATCGTATTAACGTGGCTCGTTTAATATGCTTTATCCGTGCTAGACTTGAAGCAATTGGCAAGCAGTATTTGTTTGAACCAAATGATCAAATTACCCGTACAGGAATCAGCAATTCAATCACAAGTTTAATGATTGATTTAGTATCTAAACGCGGTATTTACGATTATTTGGTAGTATGTGATAGTACAAACAATACACCAACAACAATCGATCAAAATCAGTTATGGGTTGATATTGCTATTGAGCCAGTGAAAGCTGTGGAATTCATTTATATTCCTCTGCGTATTGAAAATACTGGAGCGATTGCGGCGCAGGCTGCTGCTTAAAGAAAGTTGGGTAATTTTTTTACCCAACTTTATTAACTAAATAAAGTATATCGGAGATTAACAAATGGCAACATCCTCATTAACTAACATGACAGTCCCGCTAGGGGCAGACGGTCAAAGCGCATCAACACAGGGCTTATTAATGCCTAAACTGGCGTATCGCTTCCGTGTTTTCTTTTCAAACTTTGGTGTAAGTACACCTACAACAGAGTTGACAAAACAAGTCATGAAGTTTGATCGTCCACACGTACAATTTGAAGAAATCAAATTACCAATTTATAACAGTACTGTTAAACTTGCTGGTAAGCACTCGTGGACTGATGTTACTTGCGACTTGCGTGATGATGCTCAAGGAAATGTAAGCAAATTAGTAGGAGAGCAGTTACAGAAGCAATTAGATTTTATGGAGCAAAGTTCTGCGGCTGCTGGTATTGACTACAAGTTTACAATACAACTACAAATATTAGACGGCGGTAATGCGAATAATGAACCTACTGTGTTAGAAGAATGGCAAATTCTTGGTGCCTACTTAAAAGATGTTAATTACAATTCTATGGATTATAATACATCCGATCAAGTTAAGATTGGATTAACAATTACCTATGATAATGCCATCCAAGTCAATGGAGCAGGTGTTCCAACAGGCGTAGGACAAGCTGTAGCCTACGCAGGCGGCCAATCTTTAGGTCAAGCTACCGGCGCAGCTTCAGTACCTAACGTTTAATTAATTAATCATGGGTACCGGCTTTTTCGGCCAGGGCGGCGATCTACTACAAGCATTCGGTCAAGGCATTGTTGCATTACCTGGCGTAAAAGATTACTCACACGCAGCTAAAACATTTGAGACCAACGGCTATCAATTATCACCCCGACTCAAATTTTTATATCATGTCTTTTTTAATATTAATACTGGACAAATTCCTCAGCTTCAAGCGGCCTATGGTTCTGGCACAGTAGAAACTATTGGCATGATGGTTAAAAGTATTGACTTACCTAAATTTAAAGTCGACACAACAGTAATGAATCAGTATAATCGTAAAAGAGTTATACAAAGTAAAATGCGCTACGAACCAAGTCGTATTACAATGCATGACGACCAATCTGATTTAATTCGTAATCTGTGGTACAATTATTACACATATTATTATAAAGATCCAAGTCAGAAATATCAAAGTGTACCTAACACATCTGGTACATTAGGCATGTTACAATCGATGAGTAATGGATTTAACTATAATGCCAATGACATTTATAGCCAAGTATTACAAAGTGCTGACTGGGGTTTTATCGGAGAAAGTTATTCCGATGGTACTAATACTGGTACTACTAGTTCCGGCAAGCCACCATTTTTCCGTGATATTACTATCTACGGATTGAGTCAAAAGAAATATGCCGCATGGACATTAATTAATCCTATTATTAGTCAGTGGAACAGCGATAGTTACGATTATTCAGAAGGTGGCGGCACAATGAAAAATGATGTCACAATTGAATATGAAACTGTGAAATATTATTCAGGCGCTATTGGCAGCCAGCATCCATCCAGCAAGGTTCCAGGCTTTTCTGATCCAGCACACTATGATATTGTGCCTTCTGGTATTACTCGACCAGGTGGCACACGCTCAGTATTTGGACAAGGCGGATTGTTAGATGCTGTTGGCGGCACTGCAGAAGATTTACAAGCTCTTGCTAGTGGCCAGGGCGGATTACAAAATGTTATTGGAGCTGTACAAAAAGCTGGCACAGCATATAATACATTTAAAAATCAAAATATTAATAAAATTTTACAACCAGAATTACAAAAAGCTGGAGTGCAAGTAGCCCAACAATTAGTGCCACAAGCAGTAAATTCAGTTAACGGATTTGTGTTTCCGAGAGCTCCGATAGTTCCACCTACTGTCCGATGATAAATTATGGCTAATATTAATAATACTAATCCTAACATAGATGCGACTGTGCAAATTTTTGATAGATTTTATTCTTATCAACAATCTGTTTCCGGGGTAGAATACGACGCTGTACATAGTTATTTGTTAAGTGTTTTTAAAACAGAAAAACAAGCAGGCAACTTCACATCAACAATGTTTAGAATGTCTGACGCTTCAGGAATTCCAGTTATGGAATTATTACAATCCCTACAAGGACTAGCTAAACCGCAGATTACTTTAACTTTTGCATATTATTTAAACACCTTTCAAAGCCCTGCTACTATGTTGGGACTTCAGCAACAAGTAATTCCTAATTACTACGTTGCCCATAACATCAAACAGTAATTATCATGGCTAACTTTCGCCAAGGCTTCTATGAAGTAAAAAATTCTTCAAAATATGTTGGCAATGGTAAACCAAAGTTTCGCTCTGGTTGGGAGATGACTTTTATGATGTTTCTCGACTCTAACGATAACGTTATAAACTGGGCCAGCGAGCCTGTAAGAATTCCTTATCGCAATCCTCTGACTGGCAAAATGACTATGTATGTTCCAGATTTTATTGTAACTTACCGTGGTCCAAAAGAAACAGTAAGAGCTGAATTGATCGAGATTAAACCTAAAAAACAAAGTTTAATTGAAAGTAAGATGAAGGATCGGGACAAAGCTATAGTAGCTGTCAACTATGCTAAGTGGCATGCTGCTACACTATGGGCCAAGCAAAACGGGCTTACTTTTAGAGTTATTACAGAAGAAGATATCTTTAGGCAGGGTAAGAAGTAATCTACCCCAGCCAAAATACTGTAAATAACAGTATGACTAAAAAATTAGAAAATTTATTTGGTTTTGATCAGCTTGAAGATCCACAGGATATTCCTGTTGTTGAAAATATGACCCAAGAAGAGACTCGTCATGCTATTGTAGAGCTAGACGAAAAAATAGATAAAATTGACCATGCTTTGCCTGCTATTCGTGACTTGGCTGCGAGCGACAAAGAACTTGACGAAATAGCCGATTTAGCCAAACAAAGTTATCAAGATTTATCAGATCTTGGTATGAACGTGGACAGTAGATTTAGTGCCGAATTATTTGCTGTAGCCAGTAATATGTTGGGGCATGCTCTAACTGCTAAAACTACTAAACTGAATAAAAAATTAAAAATGATTGACTTACAACTTAAAAAGTTAAAGTTAGATCAAGATGCTGCTAAGAAAGCTGGGGATTTAAACAGTATTCCTACAGCCGAAGGACAGGTACTAACTCGTAACGACCTCTTAGAACGCTTACTTAGCGATAGAGCACAAAAAGACAATTAGTATAAATATAATATAGGAAACAATCATGAAAAATTTTAAAGATTACTTAGCAGAAAGCGAAAGAACCTACAACTATCGTATTAAAATAGTTGGTGATTTGCCCCAGGGATTTTACAATTCCCTCAAAGGTAAATTAGATCAGTTTGATCCCGTAAAGATTGGAGCCGAAAAAAGCACTCCGATCCAGGCCAAGCCAGCTGATTTTCCAGCATGTGAAAACGAAAAAGTTACTAGTATCGATGTAGAATTTCGTTACCCAGCTATCGAGCCACAGATCAAACAAATCGCTCGTTTACTTGGCTTAGATGAAAATAAAATTATTATGCAAACATCTGTTTACGGAGATAACGAAGCTGATTATAAAGCAAAACTTGAAGCACAAGCTGATCCAGTTTTAACAGCACCATATCCAGCAGATGATGCCAAACAAAAAGAATTGATTAAAGATTATTCAGCTGATCCATATGACCATGCTGTATTAAAAAATTCTTATCGCAGTAACTTTACCGTTGCCGGCGGCAGTCCAAAGCCTGCTGAAACAACAAATGATTTGCCCATGGGCGATGATAGTCCAATGACACACGCAGAGAAGCGTCCACGCAAGCCAGCAACTGGCGCACAACCAAGAGGATGATAAGATGAGCACAACCATATTTAGAAAATATATTGATCTTATCAATGAGGTCCAACAACTTAATGAACTTAGCCCAGATTTATTGCGTAGAGCATCCGATGCCGCTGGTGCTAAAAGAACAAGTCTAGCTGGCCCAGAAAACAAAGCCGCTAGACAAAAAGCAAGTGGCCAAGAGGAAAAGTTTTATCAAGGTCAAATAGATAGATCTAATGCTAATCCCGCAGCAGGAACACAAGCAACAGCAAACGCTTACATTGAAAAATTAAAACAAAATGGGTGGAATCAGATTACTGATCCTCAACAGATAGCACAGGCAGCCGCACGTCTTGGCTGGGACAAATATAGCCAACCTCCGCAAGGAGTAACATGGTTTACTCACCCGCAAAACGGAGAGTCTGCATACATTGATCCTAAAAATGGTCAACTTGTTCGCTCTGGAAATGGGCAACAGCGAATAGGTCAGTCATTTGGGAATGCCAAAGCTATGCATCCACAAGCAAGTGATAGCGCAAAGTGGAATGCAAATAACCCAAACCAAAATGTTTTTAAACCATAATATTATATAGGATCTGAAATGAACAATTTTTTTTACAACTTAAACAAAACACTGGCTAGCATTGGCAATGAACAAGAACAAATTGCTAAGGAAGTAGCCAAGGCAGCTGAGAAGTCCCCAGTTCGTAAATCTCTCGAAGAGTCCTTACGCAGTGACATGAAGGCCCTAATGGAAGATGGCACAGGCGGAATGAACTTTAGTGGCTCAGGCTCATTAGAAGAAAAAGCTGGCTACTCTGCTAAAAAAGCAGCCGCTGGCAAAGACATCGGTAAGCCTGGCAAGAATTTTTCTAAGATTGCTAAAGATGCTGCTGAGCGTTACGGTAGTAAAGAGCGTGGCGAGAAAGTTGCTGGCGCAGTATTGAATAAATTACGACACGCTAAGGAAGATGTTACCGACGAAGGCAATGAATTTTCAGGCGCACTAGCTAATGCTAAAAAAGATCACAAGAGTGAATTCAAAGTAGATGGTAAAACATATCCAGTACAAGAAGCCGATATGGAAGAAAGTGCTTTACAGGCCTATTTAGGTAACAAAAAATATGGCAAGCAAGGCATGGATGCTCTACGCAAAGCTGGTCGCGAGCACGCCGGTAAAGACAAAATGGATCAGATTCGCAATCGCTATGACAAGATGGACGAAACTGAAATGGAATGTGATACACCTACTCCAAGTAAAGGCATTCCAGGCAATGTTCCTGTTAAAGGAAAAATGGATCGCTTAAAAGGCAAGCGCGACTATTATGAAACTGAAGAAGCTGACGACAGCGATGAAGATATCATGGATTATCTAAATCGTAAATTAGCTCAACACGATAAAGAGCAAGCTAAGGAAGATGCTGTATCTAAACCATATAACGGTTCTAAAGGTGATGCTGACGCATACAATGGTATGGAATTTGAAGGCGCTGCAATGCCACCGCCTGATGTTCCGCAGGCCGCAATTATAGCACCGTCACCAGATGCAAAATATCAAGTACAAAAACCACAAGCTCCACAAGCAAAGACAGATATGTCTAAAATTCCTAATGACATACTACAAAAAGCAGTTGACGGTGGATACCCTGACGCAAATCCAGCATTAATTGCGGCGGCTAAAGCAGAACTAGCAAACAGAATGAGCGGCGCAAGCAGTTACAATCCAACTGTACATAATCCTACAGTTAAAGAAGTAAGCAAGAACGGTCCGCATGGCAAACCAGGTTGGTTAATTGACGCACAGAAAAAAGCAGAAGGCGAAATTGATGAGACAATGACCCGTCAACATTTCCAACACACAGCAGATTTGTTAAAGCATATCGAAGATCCAGCCAAGCGCATGGAACTTGCTAAACACCACGCAGGTATTTTTAAATCATCTAATCCACGATTCAATCATGAAAAATTCATGAAGGCTTGTAATTGCGACGAAGGCATTGCTGGTCAAGCAGCTGGCACAATCGCTGGAGGGGCAATTGGCGGACCAATTGGTGCTGCTATTGGCGGCGCTATTGGTAATAATCTAACAAACGAAGAAGACTTTGAAGAAGGAATGCTTGGCTCAGTAGCTGGTGCTATTGGCGGTCCACTAGTTGGAGCGGCAACCAATGCCATTACTGATGAAGGCTATGCTGAGATGGATGCTTGGTTAAAGCAACGTGAAAAAGAAAAAGGTACTGGTAAGTTTGACAAACGCAAAGTAAGTACAGGTACTGTATATACACGCAGATTTGCTGACGAGCCAGAAGATGACACAGATGCGCCAATTAGTAAAGGTGGCAATCCTGCTGTTAAGCGTGGGCGCGGCCGTCCAGCGGGCACCAAAGGTGCTACTGGCTCACGAGGACCTACAGGCAAGAGTAAATTAATGTCTAAAGATGCTATCGGAGAAGAAAATGTTGATGAAGTTTGTCATCATTGTGGCCAGGCAATTCAAGAAAAAGCAGTTAGCAAAAAGCAACAACGTTTTATGGGCATGGTTCACGCCGCACAAAAAGGTGAAAAGCCAGCTAGTAAAGAAGTAGCTAAGACTGCTAAAGGCATGAAGAAAACAGATGCTGAGGATTTTGCTAGCACTAAGCACAAAGGTTTGCCAGAAAAAGTTAAATCTAAAAAAACTGAAGAAGGCAAAGGCGACGGTAATCTAGCTAATAACGCTAAACCATACGACAAAGTTACACGCGGTGATGTTATTGCTGGTCGGTTAGGTAAAGACGAAGAAGGCGGCAAGAAGAAAGTTAAAAAAGAAGAAAAAGTTGATGAAACAACAACTTCTGGTAGTGTAGCAACTGCTTCTGGAGCTCCTAAGTCTAGCAAAGGCGGCATGAAATTTGGTGGCGGCATTTATGATTCATGGAATCGCCAATATGAAACTTTATTAGCAGAAAGTGTTAATGTTAATACAACAACAACTAAAAATGAAGAAAATCCAGACCAAGACCACGAAAGCATTACAATCACAGTAGACGGTGATGATGTTAGTCGTTTTAAACAGTTATTACAGTCTATGGGTATAACACAAAATCATAACCACGGTCGCGAAACACATTCAACAGAGCCATGCGGTTCTTGCGGTGGTATCCCTTGCCAATGTGAAGAATTAGCCGACGAAGGTGTTTTAGGTACTCTTGGCGGCGCAGCAATTGGTGGAGCATTAGGCGGACCTGTTGGTGCTGCTGTTGGTGCTGTCGGCGGACAAGAATTAACTAAAGGTGGTTCTGGAATCATCGAAGCCGATGCTCCAGTTTCACAAAATGAGCCAGACTATCCTAGTAATCAAGAAGAAACAGATAACGCACTACAGTACAGTGGTGGGTTGAATCGTAAAAAATCAACCGGGCAAACTACTATTCCGGTGGTTGCTAGTCAAGAAGATCGTCTACACTCCATGGAAGAGTCAGTTGATTCATTCTTAAGTCTATACAAAGCATTTAAAACAAAATAAGGAATTAAAGTAAATGAGTCAAGCCAACGTCACAGCCGGAGCATTTAGTAATGCCACTTGGTACACAGATAAAGCAGAAATTGCAACAGGAACTAATTCTGTTACATATAATGTTTATGCTGTAGCACTTACGCCGTACACATACACCACTGAAATTACTACAACTAATACTAGTGCAGTAGTAACAACAGCTGGAACAATCTCAGTTCCGGTAGGCGCTGGCATTACTGGCACAGGTATTCCTGGTGGTGCCACTGTAACAGCATACAGTCCCGGAGTAAGTATTACTTTAAGTGCTAATGCTACTGCCAATGGAACAGTAACAGCAACCGTTACTCCGGCACCAGTGGGTAACTTATATTCAGCTAATCCAATAATCCCTGCTAATAGTCGCGAACAAATTTATGTCGGTGCTGGCAACAAACTTACTATCATTGGTGGTAATTCAACAGCACAAGAAATTGGCACCGCAAGTTCAGCACTATACGGAGTTAACGCTCTTAATCCTTAATTATGAGAGCTAACGAGTTTATTTCTGAAAGCTATAAAGGGCACGGCAAACTTCATCCAGAGCAACAAGCTACCATGCCTCGCGCTCATAGATTTGCTGGTACCGCAGACCGCGTTTATGATTTAAATCGCGCTATGATGGCTGTGGCTTGCTCCGATGGAAAATCATTTCCACATCACGGATCTGATGCAGAAAGTTGGGTTGGGCGAAATAATCTGGCTAATCCTTTTACCGATGAAGAACATAAAATGCTACATCATGCTTACGATGCTATTGGTATTGAAATTAATGATGCTGTAAGTCATCCTAATACAGAGCCAGACAATGTACATAAACACAGTCCAATGACCGGATTTAAAGGCTATAAAAGAAAATGAGAGCTCGTGAGTTTATCACTGAAGAACGAGTATTGCCGCCTGAGCAAGCAGATCCAATGCGTCAGACTTTTATACTTCCTGGATTAACTTCCAGTGATCCATATCTAACTTATAGATTTGGCGTGGCCATGGCCCGTGCTAGAAGCGATGCTGTTAAAGATGACGTTAATCCTTACATATTACCGTGGGATGCAGAAGAAGTGTTTGGCGAATATGCCGTAGTAGCCGGCATAAACGGTACTGTAGATCCAATTATTGACAAGGCATTAGCAATGACCGGTATTGGTGGCGGCAAAAAAGCCATTGGATCGTTAACGAGCCAAGAGCCACCGTCGGTAGATAAAACAAGTCCAGTAAAAGCATTCAAAGGCTACCCAAGATGAAAAAATTATTAGTAGTATTGTTATTTGTACCCTTAGCTGCTCTAGCACAAATAGCGAAAGAGTGCCCACAGTTTACGGTCAATGGTACTCCTTTATATCCAGCCAAGTTAGGCGATCAGGAAATTTGTCATACCAACTATGCTGTTATACACAAGTGCGATGTCAAAGGTCCTATAGCTGTATTTGAACACTTAACTAAAGATAAAATTACTGGCGGATTTAAACGTCAAGATGACTTTAGACCTGACCCAAGAGTGTTTCCACAATGCCAGTCTACCCTCAAAGACTATGCTGGACAACCATATGACCGAGGACATATGAGTCCTGCTGGTAACAATACACAGAGTAAAGAAATAATGAGTGAAAGTTTTTTCTTGAGTAACATGGTGCCACAAGTTCCTAATAACAATCGCGGCATCTGGAAACAATTAGAAACTTGGGAACGAGATTGGGCACTAGACGGAGGTGATTTTTATATTATCTCTGGTCCTGTTTTTATGCCCCATTATAAAGTAATTGGCAATGGCGTAGGTGTTCCTGATGGTTTATACAAGATTATCATCGAGCGTACATCGGGCAAAGTTATGGCCTACATGATGCCTAATGCTCCACTTCCTGTAGCAGATTTACCTAAATATCAAACAACTATGACGGCGGTTGAACAAGCAACTGGCATACAGTTTAATCTAGGCAAATAAAACTAGCCCAGTGCGGCCATCCAATTAAATACAAGTATGGCCTTTGACCAAAGCTCGCTAGCTAAAACTCCCTATAAAAAACAAGTTTGGACTGAACAACAGCTCAAAGAATTTGCTCTTTGTGCTGATCCAGTAACCGGCCCTGCGTACTTTATGGATAACTTTTTCTATATCCAGCATCCGGTTAGAGGAAAAATGCAGTATCATCCATACGAATATCAAGAACGATTAATTACTACGTATCACAATTATCGTTTTAGTATTTCCATGATGCCACGACAAACTGGTAAGTCGACCAGTGCCGCGGGATACTTGCTATGGTATGCTATGTTTGTACCAGACTCCACAGTTCTTATTGCCGCACACAAGTATGATGGTTCTCAAGAGATTATGACTCGTGTGCGTTATGCTTATGAAATGTGTCCTGATCATATTCGTGCTGGGGCAACAAATTATAACAAAGGTTCAATAGAATTTGAAAACGGCTCACGCATTATGTCAGCCACAACCACAGAAAACACGGGTCGTGGTATGAGTATATCACTACTATATTGCGATGAGTTCGCCTTCGTTCGTCCCTCTGTGGCACAGGAATTCTGGACTTCTATCTCCCCAACACTAGCAACTGGTGGTAAATGTATTATCACTTCTACCCCTAACTCAGACGAAGATCAGTTTGCGTTATTGTGGAAAGGTGCGAATAAAATGGAAGATTCACACGGTAATCCGCAAGAAGTAGGTATTAATGGTTTCCGTGCTTTTCGTAGTTTTTGGCGGGAACATCCCGACCGCGATGAAGCCTGGGCTGCGGCACAACGAGCACAATTAGGTGAAGATCGATTCCGTCGTGAGATGGATTGTGAATTTATTATTAATGATGAGACGCTGATCGCGCCGGCTAAACTCATAGACTTAGAAGGTATTGAGCCAGTATACAGAACAGCTCAGGTACGCTGGTACAAACAACCTGAACCTGGTAAGATGTATTGTGTTGGGTTAGATCCTAGTTTAGGAACAGGCGGCGACCCAAGTGCTATACAAATTTTTGAAGCCAATACTACTGAACAAATAGGAGAGTGGAAACACAATCGTACCCCTATTCCTGAGCAAATCCGCATACTGGCCGACATTGTAAAATACATTTATAGTTTTGTTAAAGATGAACAGTCAATTTACTTCTCTGTTGAGAATAATACCATTGGAGAAGCTGCTCTTATCTCTATAGAACAATTTGGTGAAGAGAATATCAAGGGCTATTTCCTGTCGGACCCTACTCGAGGAGCCGGCCGATATCGGAAAGGTTTCAATACTAGCCCTAAAAATAAACTCACAGCTTGTGCTAAAATGAAAACCCTAATCGAAACAGGTAAGATGAAATTGCGTAGCCGTCCGCTGATCTCTGAATTAAAAACCTTTGTAGCCAACGGAGTTAGTTACGCAGCAAAACCAGGTAGTACAGATGACTTAGTCATGGCGGCTTTGCTAGTTACCCGTATGATGATACTGTTACAAACATATCACCCAGAAATGGACACGCAAATGCGAGATTTTGGGGAAAGTATCACTCCGCCGTTGCCCTTTATTTCAACAATGTATTAAATTAAAAATAGCTAAATAATATACTATGTCACAAAACAACGCTAACCAGAAGCTAAATGACTTGCTTATCAGCAAGAATTTCGACCCGCAGTCATTAAATAATCAGGGCAAACCAGCCTCCTCTCCCGAAGAAGCAGATTTATTTTCTTTTGATTACAAAGGTGAATCAGGACAAGACTACGGCACCGTAGTCATCATGCTCAATGATGAAAATGACTTGAATGTTTACTTTGGCGATAATATTGGTAAAAGCATGGAAGGCAATGATAAAAAGGGATGGTTTGATTTCCTATATCAGCTCCGTATGTTTGCCAAGAGAAATTTATTCAGTTTTACATTACAAAATTTAAACAAATTAAAATATAGTATGCAGGGTCAAGCGGCAATTAGTGAAGGATTGTTTGAATCATGGCAGGGTAAAAAAGATTTATCTTGGAATGCCGATGCTACACAAGCTCGACTAATGATTAAACACAAACGCAATATAGGCGAAGGCGAAGCTCGTTTTCGTAATATACAATCGTTGTTTATTGAAACAGCTGACGGCGAAAGATTTAAATTGCCATTTACAAAATTATCTGCTGGCCGTGCTATGTTGGAACATGTACGACAAGGCGGTAAACCTTATGACATTCGGGGTAATCATATTGTCACTATTCTTGAAGAAATGAATTTGTTGAGTCGTTTCCGCCGCGCTAATCAAGGTAAAATCTTTGAAGGTGAAACACAACAATTAGTAGAACAAGCTACACATTATTACGAAACATTACAAAGTAATTTAAAGAGTTTAGGTACAAAAGTTGGATACACAAAATATTTTGAATCGTGGGATCCAGCGGCATTAACTGATGAAGATGTCATCATTGAAGATTTGCGTCATATGTTTGTAGAACAAAACATTGATTCAAGAATTGAACAAGCATTACCGTTATTGGCAAAATTACAACAGGAATACAACATGAAAGAAGCTAACATATTTGAAAATTGGACAAACCTTATTCTCGAAGGTACATGGGCGATTCCCGATACTAAAGAAAAACAAACAGCTTTAGTAACATTGCTCAGTCAAGAATTGCCAGTTGGTGCCGATGCTACTAACGCAACAGAATTGTTATATGATTTGCTGGGCGATGATGAATTGTTTGACCGTTTAGAAGAATTAGCCGAGCAAGACGCCAATGCTGATGCTCGCGAAATTATTCTTAATCGTTTAGAAGAATTAAAAGATAATCCAGATATTGCACAAGTTATTGGCCACTTAAAGACTCCAACACCAGATAGTCAAGAACCAGTTGACGAATCTTTTGAAGATGATGCTAGTCCAGTAGAGTCCGCTATTATTAATCGTATTATGATGGATCATCCACTTTTATTAGCTAAATTCGGTCCAGAAGCTGTTATGACTGCCGCTAGAGACCAAGCTGAATGGGTTGGTGATGTTGATGAAATCGGCAGTAGTGATGTAAGCGGTTGGATTAAAAATGTTGTTAGAGATTTGGCAAGTACTACTCAAGAATTAGACGAACTAAGTCCAGATACATTAAAGAGCTATGTTAAGAAAGCAAGTTCAGATCGTGCCATGCGTAACTTTGACCAAGGTGTAGACATGGGCGTTTCATATGGCGCCCGCGAACCAAAATTTGATAAAGAAAATGATCATAAAGACACATTACGCCGTCGAGGCATTCACAAAGCTGTAGATCGTTTAGAAGAAGGCGACATGAAAGACTGGTTATGGAACGAAGCCGAACGCTTAGACAAAGATGCTTTTATTAGTAATGCCGACGAATACGGTATGACCCCAGAAGAAGCCGCCGAGTGGTGGGATAGTATCAATGGAGAAATTGAAGAAGGCATCACCGGTGCCTTAGCTGGCGGCGCTTTGGGTGGCTACGCAACTAAATCAGTTAAAGGAACAATGCTTGGAGCTAAATTAGGTAGTAAAGCACAAGATTATTTTACCAAAAAAGATAAAAAAATAGACGAAACTGATCACAGTAGTATCGTTGACCAGATGACTAAAACACAAGCCGAAATTGAAAAAATTGTTCGTTCGGGTGGTCGTGTAGCAATGAATGATCCGTTAACTAGAAAGTTAAAAATGCTCAAAAACAAATTACATAAATCTAAAGAAGTTAATGAAAACACAGCGTTAACTGGCCCATATGGGCATTCCGGTAAACTAGCACCAGTGGAAGGCACTGACGAAGATATGATGGCTAGAATCAAATTCTTAGCCGGCATTAGAGAAAATGATACTACTACAGATGGGCAGGAAGATTCAAATTTAACCGCTATGAAATCTGTCAGTTCTATTTTCATTAGATAAATAAGTGTTAGAAAGCAGTAATCGGCAACATTAGTAAGGCAACTTAACCAGTTTAGTAGTAAACACAGACAGTCCTGTGTATAATAAAGACTGTAGGCAACTTTAATCTAGTAACATAGATAGGCATCACATTTTATAACTTGAAAGGCAACTTAAAATGGCATCATTATCAGAAATCAGAGCCCGCTTACAAGCGGCAGAAGGTAACAAACAGGGCGGCAACTCACAAGGCGATTCAGCGATTTATCCACATTGGTCAATCGACGAAGGTCAAAATGCTACACTCCGCTTCCTCCCAGACGGTAATACAAAAAACACATTCTTTTGGCAAGAGCGAGCAATGATTCGTTTACCATTTAATGGCGTTAAGGGAGAATTAGAATCCAAACAAGTACAAGTCCGTGTTCCATGCGTGGAAATGTGGGGCGAGACTTGTCCAATCTTGTCAGAAGTTCGTACATGGTTTAAAGATCCAGCATTAGAAGACATGGGTCGTAAGTACTGGAAAAAGCGTGATTATATTTTCCAAGGCTTTGTTCGTGAGAATCCATTAACCGATGACAAGGCTCCAGAAAATCCAATTCGTCGTTTTATTATTGGTCCACAAATTTTCACACTTATTAAAGGTGCGTTGATGGATCCAGAGTTGGAAGAATTGCCAACAGACTATCTCAAAGGTTTAGACTTCCGTATTAGCAAAGGTTCCAAAGGTGGCTTTGCTGACTATAGTGGTTCTAAATGGGCCCGTAAAGAATCAGCACTTACAGAAGCTGAACAAGCGGCTATCGAAGCACATGGTTTGTATGACTTATCAACATTCTTGCCTAAAAAACCAGGCGATGTTGAACTCAAGGTTATCAAAGAAATGTTTGAAGCTTCGGTTGATGGTCAGAGTTATGACACAGAGCGTTGGGGTCAATACTTCCGTCCAGCAGGTGTTAACGCACCCGCAGGTGGATCAGCACCAGCAACTCAAGTAGAGGATACTCCTGCTCCGGCGGCCAAAGCAACACCGACTCCTGTGAGTAGTTTTGATGATGAAGATGATACTCCTGTAGCTAGTGCTCCTGTATCTACTTCAGCACCAGCGGCAACATCTGATAAAGCACAAGACATCCTTGCGATGATTCGTGCTCGTCAAAAAGCCTAAGCATTAAGCCAAAATAATAGCATAAGAGGCAACTTTTATGCTATTATATCTACTATAACTCAAAGGAATAATAATGGCAAAGCCATACGACTTCAGTAAATTCCGTAAGGACATTACAAAATCTATTGACGGAATGTCAATTGGATTCAACGATCCAACAGATTGGGTTAGTACAGGCAACTTTGCTTTGAACTATCTTATCTCTGGAGATTTTAATAAAGGTATTCCGCTAGGCAAAGTAACAGTATTTGCTGGCGAATCTGGCGCAGGTAAGTCATACATCTGCTCTGGAAATATTGTTAAGAACGCACAAGACCAGGGTATTTTTGTTGTATTAATTGATACAGAAAATGCTCTTGATGAATTATGGTTACACAACCTTGGCGTCGACACAAGCGAAAGTAAATTGCTCAAACTCAACATGGCTATGATTGACGATGTAGCAAAAACTATTTCAACATTTATGCAGGACTACAAATCACTACCCGACGGTGAGCGTCCAAAAGTATTGTTTGTAGTTGACTCCTTGGGTATGTTATTAACGCCAACTGATGTCAATCAGTTTGAAGCTGGCGATATGAAAGGTGACATGGGTCGTAAACCTAAGGCACTTACAGCACTAGTTCGAAACTCAGTAAACTTTTTTGGTAGTTATAATGTTGGCATGGTATGTACTAACCATACCTACGCTAGTCAAGATATGTTTGACCCCGACGATAAAATCTCTGGCGGTCAAGGTTTTATTTATGCGTCAAGTATTGTTGTTGCTATGAAAAAAATGAAACTCAAAGAAGACGAGGATGGCAACAAGATTAGTGATGTTATGGGTATTCGTGCTGGTTGTAAAGTTATGAAAACCCGTTATGCTAAACCGTTTGAAGGAATGCAGATTAAGATTCCGTATGAAACAGGTATGAATCCGTATAGTGGTATGGTAGACTTAGCTGAAAAGCGTGGCTTACTTAAAAAAGAAGGCAACAGTTTGGCATTTGTCAGTAGCGATGGCGAAGTTATCAAACAATTCCGTAAAAAATGGGAAGCCAATGAAGATGGTTGTCTTGATAAAATTATGCTAGACTTCGGAAAACAGCAAGAAACAGTAAGTACTGATGACACACCAACGGAGGAATAAGAATGTCAGTAGATTTAGCAAGAGAAATTTATAACGAACTAAAGCGTTTTGTAAACACAGTAGACAAAGACGAAGCTGCTGAAACACTGGTAGCAGTTTTAATCGACAACGACATCGATGCTGATGATATCAAAGACACTTTTAAGACCGAAACAGAAGTTAAACGGGCACTTACAAGCTACCTAAAAGATCATCAAGATGACGAAGAGGAAGACGACGAAGAAGACTTTGAATACGATGACGAGGAAGACGACTATTAATGTGGTATAGCCGTGTAACAGCCGACTTGAGTGCAATCCCAGATTTTATTGCACACTACGAAACTGAACTCGAACATGCTAAAATGGAATGCCGAGTAGGTGGTATGGTTGAAAAGAACATTACCAACTTACCTGGTATTACCGAACATAGATTTAATCAACTTCAAGAAATTGAAGCTGTTTTAAATTATCTTAACATTCAACTTAGAAAAATTCGTCGTAAACATTTTCAAAAATATCTCGAAGGATATGCTCGTGCTTTAACTAGTCGTGATGCGGAAAAATATGTTGATGGAGAAGATGAAGTTATTGATTTTGAAACATTAATCAATGAAGTGGCCTTATTACGCAATCGCTACTTAGGTATTATGAAAGCAATGGAATCTAAAAACTTTATGCTAGGGCATATTGTTAGACTTAGAGCCGCCGGAATGGAAGATATACAGGTATAACATGTTTAAAAACGCAGACGAATCACATCAACATAGTTTACAAATTCTTAATCAGTTAGGAAACTATGAAGATTTTATGTTATCAATTAAAAATCTTGCCGATATAGGATGTGGATCTGGTAAAGATTTAGAATGGTGGGCCACCCGTACAGCTAGTGATGATCGAGCTACCCCACTTAATATCTCGTGTCAAGGTATAGATATTATGGATAGTTTAGCAGTGGCTAAAAAATATCCTAATATTACATACCAACGAGCAGACTTTGAAACTACACTGCATACGCCTCCGGATAAATTTGATGTACTTTGGTGTCATGATACTTTTCAATATGCCGTTAATCCAATTCAAACATTAATTAATTGGAGAACTATCACTAGCAATGGTGCTATGTTAGCCTTAGCTGTTCCGCAAACTACTAATGTACGTCACAAAGATTTAGATTTTAGTCAGAAAGATGGCTGCTATTATCACCATACTATAGTCAGTCTTATTCATATGTTGGCCTTAACAGGGTGGGATTGTCGTGCTGGATTCTTTAAAGTAGATCCAATTGATAACTGGATTTATGCTGTAGTATATAAAAGCAATCAAGAGCCTAGAGATCTTAAAACTACTCGCTGGTATGATTTGGCTGACGCAAAATTATTGCCTGATTCTGCCGAAAAATCAGTTATGGCCCGGGGCTTTTTACACCAACGAGATTTAGTATTGCCCTGGTTGGATAAGAGTTTACAGTGGCTCGGAGCCCAATGATAAGTTAGTACTCACTTACAAACCCCTAAACACAGGGGTTTTATTTTGGTTGACAACAAATTTATATTTTGCTATACTCGTATTATAGTAACAAAAATAATTAAACATGAACGAAATTTATAACGTAACTTATTCAGCGTATCACCCAGGTAGTACTGAAGTGATTAGTGAAGGCACTATGCCAATTCATGCTACTTCATTTTATCTAGCCGAACAAACTGTTAAGGTTATGTTTTCGGGCGCAGAAGTTATTATTCGCTATACAAATAAACAGTAGTTGACAATTAAATCGTTATACCATATAATAGTATTATTAACAATATAGTTAAGGAGCTAAAAGATGTCTACAATTTTAATTAAAAATGGTGTATATCGTAATCAACCTGTAAACAATGTTTCATTTACATTAGTTAAAGGTTATCAAACTGGAGCCAAAGGAGGCTATGTGACTGTAAAATCTGAAGGCTTTTTTGGTGAAGAATACGACGATGTTCGTATTAAAGTAAGTTCAATTGAAGACTTAGAGTTTGTAACTGAATCTGTTCCTGTTGGTGAATTTGTTGCGCCAATTGTAACCAAACCTGCTACAGAATCGGATGATGAAGTTATGGATCGTATTGAACAACGATTTGAAATTTTACATCAAATGACTCGTGCTACAATTTCAGGAGATGTCCGAGCTATGATTGTAGTTGGCCCTCCAGGAGTAGGTAAGTCATACGGTGTAGAATTTGAACTTGAGAAGTCAGGATTATTTGACAAAATCTCAGGTAAAAAAATTAAGTATGAAGTAGTCAAAGGGGCGATGACTCCAATTGGTTTATACTGTACTTTATATCGCCACAGTGACGCTAACAACGTTTTGGTATTTGACGATTGTGACTCTGTGTTCCAAGATGAATTGGCGCTAAACATTCTTAAAGCCGCATTGGACTCTGGCAAGAAGCGTAAAATTCACTGGAATTCAGATAGTGCTATGTTGCGCCGCGAGGGTGTTCCAGATATGTTTGACTTCAAAGGTGGTTGTATTTTTATTACCAACTTAAAGTTTGACAATCTTAAATCTAAGAAAATGCAGGACCATTTAGAAGCATTACAAAGTCGTTGTCACTTTTTGGACTTGACATTGAATACAATGCGTGACAAGTTTTTGCGTATTAAACAAATTTTCCGCCAAGGTCAGTTGTTTAAGGATTATGATTTTAGTCCAGAGCAAGGTGAAGAAATCCTAGCATTTATGGATACCAATAAAGATAAATTGCGTGAAATGTCCTTGCGTATGGCTCTTAAATTGGCAGACTTAACCAAAGTATCGCAAGAAAATTGGAAGGCTTTGGCGGCTAGTACTTGTATGAAGAATAGCTAAAAATTTTACTTACTTTATAACTCAAGGTAAGTACAAGGTAGCTCCTGGGCTAGGAAACTAGCCCGTTTTATCAGGCACCCATAAAACGGTGCCTGTTTTTTTGCTCTTTGCATACTAAGTATGCTATAATAAGTGATAATGCGAACAGCTATAATAACAATCCGTGATGAGGTTAATATCAAAATAGAAGGTCTGGAATTGGATGCCAGACGGAAACTAGTAAACACATTTAAGTATGATGTGCCTGGTGCTAGATATTTGCCCGCAGTTAGACTGGGACGATGGGACGGCAAAGTTTCCTATTTTCAATTGGGTGGGTCAACTTATGTAAACTTACTTCCTGAAATTATTCCTATACTGGATAGTTATAACTATGATATTGAGCTCAATGATCTTCGTGATTATTCTACTAATTTTGATTTTGAACGAGTAACCGAAGAAACCTTTAGTCATATTAATTGGGGCAAAGATCATCCTATGGAGGGCCAGCCAATTAAATTGCGCGACTATCAAGTTGAAATTATCAATAACTTTTTAGAAAATCCGCAAAGCATACAGGAAATCGCCACAGGCGCAGGTAAAACAATTATGACCGCGGCACTAAGTCAACGATGCGAAGCTCACGGCAGGACCATTGTAATTGTACCTAATAAAAGTTTAGTAACACAAACAGAAAAAGATTATCGTGGCTTAGGTTTAGATGTTGGAGTTTACTTTGGAGATAGAAAAGAGTGGGGCAAGAAACATACTATTTGTACTTGGCAATCTCTAAACATACTTCTTAAAAATACTAAAAATGGAGCAGATGTTACAATACATGACTTTATCGAAGATGTGGTTTGTATTATGGTCGACGAAGTACATATGGCCAAAGCTGATGCTTTAAAAACATTACTCACAGGAGTAATGAGTCGAATTCCTATTCGCTGGGGTCTAACTGGAACTGTGCCTAAAGAGCCATATGAGTTTCAGGCATTGAAGTGTAGTTTAGGCCCGGTTATCAATCAACTATCAGCCAGTGAACTTCAAGATCGCGGAGTACTAGCACAATGTCATGTTAATATTGTACAATTAATTGACCATGCTGAGTTTTCTAATTATCAATCTGAACTTAAATTTTTACTAGAAGAACCCGATAGACTTGATACCATAGCACAATTAGTTGACAAAGTTAATGCCACAGGCAATACATTGGTATTAGTGGATCGTGTAGCAGCAGGACACGCTATTGTAGAAAGACTAGGAGACAAAGCAGTATTTGTCAGCGGAGCAACTAAAGGAACTAAACGAGATGAAGAATACGCAGAAGTGGCAACAGCTACTGGAAAAGTTATTGTTGCTACTTATGGTGTCGCTGCTGTGGGGATTAACATACCTCGTATTTTCAATCTTGTTCTTGTGGAGCCAGGCAAAAGTTTCGTCCGTGTCATACAAAGTATTGGTCGTGGCATCAGGAAAGCTGAGGATAAAGACTTCGTCCAAATCTGGGACGTGACTAGCACTTGTAAATTTGCCAAAAGACACCTAACCAAACGCAAACAGTTCTACAAAGAAGCAAACTACCCATTTACTCAAGAAAAATTAGAGTGGAAATAGTTGACAAACCCAAATATGATGTTACAATAATACTATGCGAATATTAACTTTAGACAACGAACCATACGACTTAGATCATCTTCCCGAAGAAATAGATGATATGCGATTTAGTATTTTAGATAACTCCAATCCACAAGATCCAGATTATCACTACATTCCATTAATCTTTTTAGAAAGTTTTAATGCTCCTGCGTTAGTGTTAAAAATTGGTGAACATAAAGTTCGTATGCCTGTTGATTGGCAACTATTAATCGGTGAACCAGACTTTGGTGACTTAGAAGTTATACCATTATCAGCACTTAATGATCGCGGGTTTAAAGCATTTCAGTTTAATCCAATCACAAGTTTTAGACCAAGTTTTCTTGATGTAGAAATTTTAGATGTGTATCAGGATGTAGCGTGGTATGCCCCTAAACTTAAAAACGGACAGATGTTATGTGTTCCTTTAAGTGACGGCAAAGAACCGGAATGTGTATATTTTGTCAAAGATATCAGTCGTACTTGCGAAGTAGTAGATTATAATAAGGCATTTTAATTCATGGACAAATTAAGCATCAGCAACGAAATGACACAGTTTGATCGTAAGAATCGAGACTTTTACGACAGCTTGACTGACGAAGAGCGTAAAAAGTTTTCTACATTTCTAATGATTAGATATGGTAGTAGTGTAAGTGGTGGCAGAGATTTACAGGAATTTTATCTTATTTCTGCTAACGAAAGACTTAATAAGAATTTCTTCTCCTTACACAAGCATCCTAAACTACAATGGCTAATGGCAACAACTGTAAGTCCTGGTATGGGAACATTTAGGCATAATTGGATAGCAACAAAGAAAAAAGAACCCAGCTCAAGTAGTATTAAAAAACAAATAGCGGAATGGTACCCACAATTAAAAAACGATGAAGTAGAGCTAATGGCAAGAATTAATACTAAAAAAGAGATAGACGCACATATGAAACAATTAGGACAGGAGAGTAAAAAATGATTTGGTTTTTTTCAAAACAATCTAACCCAGCAGAGCCAGATTTCAATCAAGTAGAATATATTGATACAGACGGCACAGTATATAGATATAAGCCGGTAAAACATATTACAGCCAACGAAGTCGCTAGGCTTTTACCGTTGTTTTTAAATCCCAATACTACAGCAGCAGATTCAATTGCTTACATTAAAAAAGAAAATTTAGAACGAAACTTTGTTATTAACCCAGAAGAATGAGTTATACTTGCCAGTATTGTAAGAAGAATTTTATCAAAGAATCTTCTTTGACTGTGCATTCTTGCGAGCCCAGGAGGCGTAGACAAGAAAAAGATGAAGCTGGAGTTAGATTAGGATTTAATTCTTATATAAAATTTTACGAATTAACCCAAGGATCAGCTAAGTTAAAAACCTATGATGATTTTTGTGAAAGTCCTTACTACAAAGCCTTTGTAAAATTTGGCAGATATTGTGTAAACACAAAAGTTATTAATCCGGCTCGCTTTACAGAATGGGTACTAAAGCAAAATAAAAAATTAGACTACTGGTGTAGTGATAAACTCTATGAAGAATATTTATTATTCTATCTTAAAGTAGAACGAATGGAAGATGCGTTGGCCCGTGGTATAGAACACGCACTAACATGGGCCGAAGAAAAGGAAGCGCCGTCGCAAGATTATCTGCGTTATGGTAATCACAATGTTATAACAAGTTCTATAGTCAACGGCCGTATTAGTCCGTGGATATTATATAATTGTGAATCGGGGCAGAGATTTTTATCTGAAATGAGTACAGAACATCAAGCAATGGTGTGGACATATATAGATCCTGATGTATGGACAAAAAAATTAAAAGACGATCCAGCTAATCGTATTGAAGCACAAGAATTATTACAAAAGGCAGGATGGTAATGTCAGCAGATATTGATATCGATTTGGCCGATAGAGAACAAGTATTAAAACTTATTCAGGCTATACCCGCACGACAATTACATCAAGGGCAAGTTCGCAAGCATAATTCGGGTGTTTATGTTACTGACATTCCTTATGATCCAATTAACCAATGTGCGGCTATTACATACGAAGAAGCAGAACAACGCAATTATTTTAAAATTGATTTATTAAATATGTCAGTTTATCAACTAATTAAAAATCCAGAACACTATGAAGAAATATTAAAGAAAGAGCCACCTTGGAAAAGACTGTGGACTGATATTGAGTGGACTAAACAACTAGCCCATATAGGTAACTATACTGATTTATTAATAAAAATGAAGCCCGATTCAATTCCAAGGATGGCGGCCTTTATTGCTATTATTAGACCAGGCAAAGCGCATTTACAAAATTGTACTTGGGAAACTGTATTTGAATCTGTATGGGATGGCAACGACACTAAGGGGTTTATTTTTAAACATTCGCATTCAATAAGTTATGCGGCTTTAGTAGCCTTGCATATGAATTTATTGGACGAAATCAGTCCATTCGCCGAACTAAAGTAATACTCTTACGCTTGGATTTTTTTCGGGCCATTTCTGCTAAACTACAAACTGGGCCGTGTAAAACTTCGAGGTCTTTGTTAATAAAAGTACGCAAATAAATTCTAAATGGGTCCCAATCTTGTTTTAAAAAGATATTAATAGGGATGGATCTGTTACTTTCCCACCACCAAGTATTGGCTAATTCTAAGAATAGTTTTTTTGCTTCTAAATCAGTTATACTTCCGAAGTCATAGATAGTAGTAATGACATCATCGCGATTTTGTATAATCCCTACATATTCTTGGGAGGCATAGACACACAGCGTTATAAACGGGTATTTGTCGGTTAATTTTGTGAAGATTTCTGCGTTCATCTATTAATAGTTATCATTTGGAATATTTATGGTTTAAAAATATCTCGTTAAATATCGGTAAATATTGTGTATGTATTCAACCACCGCTTACCTTTATCAGCAACGAACACAGGTACTCTTGATAGATTCAAGCGGGCAATTCTTCACAGCAAGGTACGACCCAGTGTACGCTAAACGACTAACCCTAAATTTAGGAGTAGATAATGTCCTCCTGTTTTCCTTTGTCAATCAGGACGAAAAGCCCGTTAATGTAAACGGTAGCACCTTTACATTCCGGATCACAAACACAGCAGGAACCGTGCTATTATTACAAGCACCTATGACGATTCTTAACGCAGCAACCGGCCAAGTTAAAGTTTCCATTCCTGCGGAAGATACCTTAGAATTAATTGCTCAGCCGGCAAGTTATTCTATCAGCGTACAAAGTGGTATATTAAATCAAGCAGTATTTACTAATGCCCAGGCTGGTGCCCGTGCCCCGATTGATTTGGTAAATTCAGTATTTCCACGATTTGTACCAAGTGTTCCACTTACAATTCCTACTACCAGCCTAAGCTCACAGACAAGTTTTGACGGAGCAGGATACGAACAATATCCGGGGTGGGCTGGTAACTGGTATTACGGGGGTAATGGTAGTTGGTATAATAACAACTATCAAAATACAGAATTCTATTCAAGTTTTATTGAGCCAAAAAATTATATCACAACAATTCAAATGGATTTGATTGGATACACTGGAACAATTAAGGCTCAGTTCGCTCAAAACTACGAAAGTATTTGGTACAACATTACAGAATCAACAACCTACTACAACGAAACAAGAACAATTTATATGAATGTAGCTGGTTGGTACCCATTGTTAAGACTATGTTTTAACAACAGTCTTTTCTCCACTCCAAATCCCCCAGGTGTGCCTGCGTCTGCTTATGCGGTATGTAACGAAGGAGTGCTTACTGATGTCGTTATACAAAATGGCGGATACGGTTATTTGGCTCCGCCACAAGTTGATATTGTAGGCAACGGTGCTGGCGCCAGAGTTACTTCTGTAATCGATGTTAACGGAACTGTCACTGGTTTTAATATTATTAATGGCGGATCTGGATATTGGCCAATACCTTCGGGCGGTGTTAATCCAGCAGCTTATCCGGTCCCGCCAGCCCAGCAAGGCGCTTTCCCGATCATTTCAACTGGCTATATTACCAATATACTCTACCGTTAATTGTTGATTTTAGTGTTTTAATCTGCTATAATTGTAGCATGATTGATGTGATTTCTTTTCTTCCTAGTAAACGAAAACATACTAGCTCGGGCTGGATATCATTTAACGCACCTTGTTGTATTCATAGAGGCAATACTCAAGACAAACGACAGCGCGGCGGACTCAAACCTAACGCTGAAAACGGTTGGAGTTATCATTGTTTTAATTGTGGTTATACTGCTAGTTTTATTTTAGGTCGTAGCTTATCATTCAAAGCTCGAACACTATTAAAGTGGTTGGGTGTAGATCAGCAGAGTATTGAACAAATTAATATCGAAAGTCTACGACATCGAACTATGAATGGTTTGATAGAAAATCAAAAAACTAAGATTAAAGCAGTCGAATTTGAAGAGCGAGATTTGCCAGCTGATTTGGAACTTATAAACCTTGACAATCCTGACCATTTCCCGTATATTGAATACTTAGAAGGTAGATGTATTGATTGTGTGAGCTATCCATATATGGTAAGTCCGCAAGCTGAGGGAAGATCAAGCAAACGCATTGTAATACCATTTACACACAAAGGTGTAATAGTAGGAAATACTTCTAGATTTATCGATGGCAGACAACCTAAATTTATATCAGACACACAACAAGGTTATGTATTTGGAGTCGATTTACAGAAAGATAGTTGGGAACATCTAATCGTAGTAGAAGGAGTATTTGACGCACTTGCTATTAATGGCCTGGCGGTATTACATAATGATATTAACGATACACAAGTCCAGGTAATTAAAAGTTTAGGAAAGAATATAACAGTGGTGCCAGACCAGGACCAAGCTGGAATAGCATTAGTAAATAAGGCAATAGAATTAGGATGGGGTGTTAGTATCCCCGAATGGCCTGGCGGTGTCAAAGACGTAAATGATGCTGTAATTCGTATGGGCAAGGTTGCAACTTTACTAACTATATTAAATGCCAGAGAAACTAACAAATACAAAATTGAAATAAAAAGGAAGCAACTTGTTAAAAGACTATAGTATTGAAGTACAAAAATTATTTTTAGAAATGATGCTCAGCGATGCTGAATCATTTGTTCGTGTTCAAAATATCTACAACCCAGAAAACTTTGATCGTAGTTTACGAACGACCGCAGATTTTATTAAAACTCACTACGAAGAACACGGTTCACTTCCTGTATTAGCGCAGATTAATGCGGCGACAGGATCTAAATTAGAAGCCCTACCAGATTTGCCAGATGGTAATTTAGATTGGTTCATGGAAGAGTTTGAAGGTTTTACTAAAAAAGAAGAACTAAGTAGAGCAATTCTCAAGTCATATGATATGCTAGACAAGGGAGAGTTTGCGCCAGTAGAAAAATTAATCAAAGATGCGGTACAGATTAGTTTGTTAAAAGACATGGGCACAGATTATTTTGCCGATCCCAGGGGTCGAAATGACAAGTATTTTAATAGTGGTGGGCAAGTAAGTACAGGCTGGCCAAGTTTAGATAGAATATTATATGGTGGATTCAGTCGCGGAGAACTTAATATTTTTGCTGGGGGCTCGGGCTCGGGAAAATCTTTAGTTATGATGAATATTGCTATTAGCTGGTTGGAACAAGGACTAAGCGGAGCATATATAAGTTTAGAACTTAGTGAAGAACTAGTTGGATTGCGTACTGATGCTATGCTGTCCAGTATGTCAACTAAAGACATTCGTAAAGATTTAGAAACAGCTGAATTAAAAATTAAAATGTTTGGCAAAAAAGCTGGACAATATCGAGTAAAATCATTGCCAGCACAAAGTAACATTAATGATGTGCGTTCATATTTAAAAGAAGTACAAGTACAAACAGGAATTAAAGTTGATTTTATTATGGTTGATTATTTAGATTTATTAATGCCAGCTAGCGTTAAAGTTAACCCAAATGATCAGTTTATTAAAGACAAGTATGTGGCGGAAGAATTGCGTAACTTAGCGCAAGAATTGGGGATATTATTGGTTACCGCATCGCAGTTAAATCGCGGAGCAGTTGAAGAGATTGAATTCGATCATAGTCATATTGCTGGTGGTATTTCTAAGATTAATACCGCAGATAATGTATTTGGTATCTTTACAAGTCGTGCTATGAAAGAGCGTGGACGCTATCAATTACAATGTATGAAAACTCGTACAAGTAACGGGACAGGGCAAAAGGTAGAATTAGACTATAATGTTGAAACCATGCGTATTACTGATTTACCTGAAGATGCTGCTCCTGTAAATTCATTCAAAAAATCTAACATTTACGACAGTATAAAAACACAAAGTAAGGTTAGTAGTGGTGAAACTATTGACGCTGGTACGGGTGAAATTGGAAAAATTACGGCAGAAGTACAAAGTAGCAAATTAAAGGCATTATTGGGGCAAATTAAACAGAATTAAAAGCCAGACTATAATTTAAATTGTAATAAATAATAAAAAGGTTCTGGCAATTATGCAAAAGAAAACCCGCAGTTTATTAGAAGAATTAGATAGTATGTATATCGAGCGTGATCAGCGTCATGTTATCGAAAATCGTGCCTCTAATATCATTTCTTCAGCTATTCGTTTATTGGAACAAATTGACGAAAACTATCCACCAGAGCAAGCAGAGAACCTTACCCGTAAATTAATTAATGCGATTAAACTCCGTAATCCAGAAAAATTTACTCGCACAGTAAGGAAGACCGATGCAAATTCATGAAATAACTAAGCGCCAGCGTATAGACGAAGGTTTATTGGGTGATGTAAAAAATGCTATTACTAGAAAAGCTACGGCTGTTTATAAAGATAAAACACAAGCTATTAAAGACAAAGTAGCGGCTGTAAAAAACATTCCAACCCAAGCTAAACAAGACTATCTTGGCGGTGTAAAAGCTGCTAAAAGATCAGGCGAAGATAATAATCTAATGGCAAGAATGGCTGGTGTTGGTAACATTTTTACCAAAGCAGGCGACCGCTGGCAGGAAAAACAATGGGATAAAACACAGGATACAAGAAATAGTCAAGCCGCTGATGCGGCTAAAATCTTGGCTAGAAAAGGTTTTAAAGTTGATACTACAACTCCGGCCGCCAGAGCACAAACTCCTACTAGAGTTAAACAACAAAAACTTGCTCAACTACAACAGGCATTTGATCAAGAATTTGAACTTATGCCAAATGCGGCTCAAATGCATGCTCAGCAACAAGCAGCAAAAGCAGAAAAAGCAGCAAAAGCCTATGCTCCAAAAACACAACAAAATATAGCGGCACAAAATAAACAAATGAGTCCACAGTCAGGAATTAAAGAAGCACAAGTTGATCCAAATAAACTGGCCACTATGAAAGCAAGGGCGAAAGCTCCTGGTGTTACCCAACCAAACAATGACACAACAAAAAAAGATATCGCTACTGAATTTCCAGGCTGGATAAGGCAAAAAATACCAGGATTGGATAAAGCCCCGCCTGAAGTTACAACAAAATTAAACGGCATTTTTTCACAAATGAAAATACAAGCAGGAAAAAATCCTAAAGCAGTTGATCAAGCATTTCAACAATATGCTGATTTAGCATTATCTTCTGTAGCGCCGGCTCAAGATCAGCAAAGACAGCAAGGGCAACAAGCTCAAGGTGGAGCAGATCCTAGCGCAGGATATGCCCGCAATGGTATTGCCAACTCCATAGGATTAGACTCATCGGCTGTTGCTGCTCTCCAACAGCGTATTATACAAAATAAAGAACCACTTAGATCCACAGATACTGGTTCTCCTACTGTAAATAAATTAATACAGGCGCTGTTAAAGAAATGAGCTTACTTAAAGAAGGCGGCAATGTTTTCAAGAACGATGATAAACAAGCTCTGACCCAAAGAATCAATCAAACTGATGTAGCTATTACAGTTGATTGGTTAGAACAATTAACTGACCTCGATTTGCGCGGCGAGATAGATCCTGATACTGGCTATCCAGAACGCTGGTTAGGGAGCTCAGGTAAGAAATCTACATCGGGAGATCTTGATTTAGCTGTCAATGCTAACGAAATCACCCAGCAACAATTAGTAGCAGAGCTGACCCAATGGTGTAATAGTCATAAATTAGATCCAAAAGAATATGTTAAGAACGCAGGCGGCCAAGTACACTTTAAAACGCCAATAGGCGGTAATCCAGACAAAGGCTATGTACAGACAGATTTTATGTTTATGAAAGATATGGGCGTAGGTCAGTTCTTTTTACAAGCATCACCTAATTCAAAATTTTCAGGTCAAGATAGAGCAGTGGTAGTAAATTCACTAGCTAAAGCATTTGGTTATAAATTAGACATGCGTCGTGGTATTATCGATCGTGCTAATGAAGAAGTAGTTGAAACGGATCCTGACAAGATCGCTAAATTATTACTCAGTCCCGGAGCGACAAAGAAAGATCTTACCTCCGTGGAAAACATTGTCCAGGCATTAGAAAAAGACCCTAAAAAAGATGAAAAATTAGCAGATGCTAGAACACATTTCCAAAAAGTTGGCGTCCCATTTTTTGAAAATACAAGCACAGAACTTTATACAGAAGTACATTTTTTAGCTCGCTTGCGTGATCGTATTGTTAATCAAGGCATGGAAAAATTAATCGAAAATACAGAAGTACAAGGTGGCAAAGCCAAAGGCATCGAACACATCGAAGATTTAGTATTTAGAAAAGGAACCGCAGGTATTAAGGAAGCACTTGCGGTCATTGAACATCTTAAAGATAACACAAAATCATCTGTTACAGTTAAGTGGGATGGCAAACCTGCGGTAGTGTTTGGGCGCGAACCTAATGGAACTTTTGTGCTAACCGATGTAGCCGGGTTTGGTGCTGTAGGCTATAATGGTATGTTTACTAGTCCAAAACAAATCACACAACATTTAGCTAATCGCGATAACGAAGCAAAAGCCCAAGGCAAGTCAGCTAATCGGGTGGCTCAGCTAGCCCCCATATATCAAACATTATGGCCCATGCTTGAAGCCGCAACTCCGAAAGATTTTAAAGGTTATATCCAGGGCGATTTGTTGTATATTGCAACTCCTCCAGAAGTATCAGGCGCTTTTGTATTCAAACCTAATACAGTGGAGTATAATATTCCAGCTAGTTCTAAATTAGGCGAAGAAATTGCCGAAAGCCATGTGGGGATCGCTATACACACTTATTATAAAGAACAAGGCGCTGGTAAAGAACCATTAAGCAAGGTTGATCTAAATACAGTTCCAGGTTTGTTATTAATTGAACCTATAGCCCCGCAAGAAAATGTTAAGCCTACAGATAGTAGTTTAGTTAAGCAATTGAAGAGTTTGGTAAGCAGTAGCGGAACAGCTATTAATACTCTGTTTAGCCCTGCTGAATTACGCCAATTACAAATTAGTGATTTACCAAGACTATGCGTTGACTATATTAATAGTTTAGTCAAAGATGATTCTGTAGCAGACTTTGATCCCAATACATTGTTACCAGGATTTGGCAAATGGTTACAGTCTAAAGTGACTCCCCGCAAATACAACAACATTGTGGAATACTTACAAAGTCCTCGTAGTAACATGGACGGTATGAGTGCGGCGTTTACAGCCTTTGTATTGCTACACAATATCAAGATGGATATGCTACAGCAGCTAGACCGTCAACACCCTGGGCAAGAAGGCTGGGTAATCGCTCACCCAGGTGGAATTACTAAATTTGTTAATAGATTTGGCTTTTCCCGGGCAAATGCGGCCCAGAATGCCCCACAATCCTAATCCAACTCCTTAATTTTTTACCAAAAGACTAAATACACGTAGGACCTTTGAGTCCACATATAAAAGGAGAATTAAAATGGCATCAATTCCATTAGTATCAGGTGGTTCACAACCAGTATTCGCTATTGACACAAACAATGGCCCACAATTAGCAGCAAACGTAACCTACACACCAGTAGGCACACCAACAAACTTCATGGGCCCAGCTCTTGACTTTTTTGGTATTGACTTAGGTGCTGATCCTTCAGCGCAAGCAGGTGTTAACGGCGCAATCCAGTATGTTTTGCAAAATATTCAGCAAACAAGTACTGTAGCAATTTATCAAGTTGCCGCAACTGCTAACGTTACAAACATGAGTATTGCTCTGTATCCAGTTGGTGCTTACACCGCGGCTACACTCCAAGCATCTATCCGCACATTGGGTGCTAACGTTGGTGGCACAGGTTACGACGCTACTGGCGCAACTGTAACAAATGTTGGTTTCCGTTTGGCTTCTACAGCTACAACAGCAAGCTAATTTTAAAGTTTACTTTAAAATATCAAGAAAGCACCGCAAGGTGCTTTTTTGTTGACTGGATTTTCTAAACATAAGTAAACATGCTCGTGTAGCAATCTTGTCCTGCATAGGGCGGGACTTGAACGACACACACATACACAGGAGAAAAACATGAGCAAAACACCTTACGAGATCCGTCTCGAACTTCTCAAAATGGCTAACGAGATTCTCGCAACGCCAGTCTTCCAAACACGCCAAGCATTAAGCGAAGAATACCATTCCAAGCTAAACGATGCTAATCGTGGTACGCTTCCTTATCCAACCATGCCAGACTTTCCGTCCAGCACGGATATTGTTAGCAAGGCAGAAGAACTTAAAAAGTTTATAGACCAAGCGTAATTAAAAAGCCCCGAAAGGGGCTTTTTTGTTGGGCTGCTGATTATAGGTTAAATATACCTATATTATGACAATCAATAAAATTACCGAAGTTACCATATTTGAAAGCCCCGATGGCGGTCGCACAGTTTACGCTCGACACCCTGGGAGTAGTACAAGAGAATTATATAGTCGCGATCCCAAATTAGTTGAAGAAGAAAATGAATTAAAACAACAAGAGCGTTGGCAATATATTTTAGCGGCTAGAAAAAACAATTCAGCAATAGACAACCTTTGCGAACAAGCGGAAATTTTATATGAATTGTCCAAAAAGGCATTGTGAAATTTATTTGTAAAACCTTCTTTGATATTACAGCCACAGGTGTAACAGGGCATTATAAATCTTCCCGAGTACCATTTCGAGATTTAAATGGTACTAATATCGAAAATGAAATATCATGGAATCGTGCTAGAAATCAACAGAGAAATTGGGAGACTATAACTCAACTAATAAGTCTACGAACACAAATTTCAGAATTACAAAATCCTAAAAAAGATAAAAATACATGGAGTTTTGAATTTGAATCTGAGACTCCATATGCGTTTGGCTCCCAAGAGAACCCTACAGAATTGTTATTATCTGACTCAGCAGGTGTTCCAATGCTAGTAGGATTAGGAAATATTAAAAATTTAGCACCATTATTAGTTGTGTCGGGCACTGATCAAAATATATGGTTTGACATATTATAATAAATATATGATACTAAAATAGGATAGAATATGAGCGTCGAAGCCACTGAAATTGAAAAAAAGAGTCTAGAAGCTCATGTGGAGCTCTGCGCCGAACGCTACAATGCGTTGGAAGATAAAATGACAGCCATGGGTGAGAACATCTCACATCTTTGTGTCATGGTCCAGGATGTTAAAGCTAGTGTGAGTAAATTAAATGAAAAAAATACAGATAGACTTATCAGTTGGGGCATTGGTATTATTGGTTGTTTAGGTGCTTCAACTGTCTACCTTATAACACACTACGTTCTCAAATGATTGACAATACCCAGGAACTCACCAAATTATTTCGTAAAGAATTTCCAGATTTATCTGCTAATCTCATATGGAAAAATGATGCCGGCGAATACGAAGTATTTGAACGTTATGTAATATCTCCAGAAAAACATGGATATCGAGTATATTGTTCAGCTACAGATGTAGGGTTCTTTAGTACTACAAAAACAGCATTAAGCTGGTGTATAGCTGACAAATACACATATTATAATTTAGCCCGGGATATACTGACATTAGACAATAAATTAAGCTCATTAGTTTCAGATATATCCACAAGAGCCAACCTAGCAGACCGTAGTAAACAGCCCTTATTTCGTGAAACTATAGAAACCAAGCTAGAAACCAAGATTATACACAAAAAACAGGTGGAGCAGGAATTAACCAAATGCGTCAATTATGCTAAATACTGTCAACAACGAGGATTTAATAATGAAACTGTTCGAACTGGCCGCACCCAAGCCATCAAAGCAAGCCGCTAAGGTATTTGAGAGTTATTTCGGTGACTCTATTAATGTAGACGTTATGTCCGCAAAACAAGCCCGTATGATGTTAAACAAAGTACGCAAGCTGGTAAACGAACATCGTCAAACATCAGCTTTTCATCACAGCGAAAAGAACCCAGCTTATTTGAAGTTGATGATGATGGAAAGAGTATTAACTACTAAAGTTAATGAAACTCCTACTGTGGCTGTTGGTTCAACTGCTGGCGCTGACCAAAATCAAAAAGATTCCACATCCGGTATGCCTCCAACTAATCCTACTGTAGCTGCCGGCGATGCTGCTAAGAAACAACAACAGCAAGCCCAAGTCAATACCATTAGTGATCCTAAACTTAAATCTGCTATGCAAAAAGCTACGCAAGGTCAATCACTAAATCCAGCTGATCAACAATTGGTTGCTCAAGCTGCTCTACAAACAGAAAGCAAACAATTGAGACATAGTTTATATAAGATTCTTCGTGAATCAGAAGTACAACAAGCACAAGTTGTGTTAGCCGCACAGGACATGGTAGACAATGTTCAAAAAATGAGCGAAGAAATTTCAAGTATGCAGTTTAAAGATTTGCCAGCACTATGCGATCAAATCAAAAATCAAATTGGTGTTGACCAAGCAATGCAGTTCAACACAGATGCGACTGCCGCTCTTGCTGGACTGTTACAGAACCTACAAGGGGCTAGACAACAATTAGACCAAGCTCTTGGTGTTGTTACTGGTCAAGCTGCTCCTAGTATTCCTGGCCAAGAAGAAATGGATGCTGACCTAGGTGCTGAGATGGGTGCCGATGTTGGTGCTGATTTAGGTGTCGAGATGGGTGCCGAAGAACTTCCACCAGAAGAACCAGAAGCTCCTGAAATGGGTGGCGCAGGCTTAGGTCGCGCTAAACGCTAAATGTTAATCTTTGAAGTAGAAAATCCAGAAACCGTCGACTCCGGTAAGCTCATGTCATTGACTCAATTCCTTGCCGGCCGTGCCGGAGACACTGATTCAAAGAAACAAATTTCCACACAGGCATTTATTGATTTAGCACAAAGTCTCGGAGTTAATGTTACTACCGATACATTGGGTGATTTAATTGCCAAAGATCCTCTGAAGAATGTACTACTCCCATACGAACCAAATTCAGGGGTAGTTAAATTTAAAGGCAATGACGAGCCCGGTGAACAGCCAATGGACACTGATCAAGCAGAAAAAGTAGTAAGTTCAAACGCCAAAGCCGCTATGAAACGCGGATTATCTAAATAAATCAATGCTATACAGTAGTTGACAAACAATTCGAAACTAAGTACAATTAAGTTAGTATCATAAAAGGAGAGTCAAAATGAAAAAGATTCTAGTAATAGTATTATTAGCATTATCAACCACTTCGATGGCGCACGGGTATCACGGCGGATATTATTATAATAATAATCAGTGGGTAGGCCCTGCGGTAGCTGGAGTAGTAATCGGCGGTTTGGCCGCAAGAGCATATTACACACCTCCTCCAGTTTATGTTCAGCAACCGCAGGTAATTTACATTCAGCAATCTATTCCTCCTGGATATGTTCAACAACAGATTTTAGATGCTAATTGTAATTGTTATCGTACAGTACTGGTACCACAATAATGGCTTACTCAGATAAGGTAATCGATCACTATGAAAATCCAAGAAATGTTGGTAAGATGGATGCCACTGATAGCAGTATCGGCACCGGTGTTGTCGGTGCACCTGCTTGCGGTGATGTCATGCGTTTACAAATAAAGGTAGAAGATGGAATTATTACGGACGCCAAGTTCAAAACGTATGGCTGTGGGTCGGCGATCGCTTCGAGCTCACTTGTCACGGAGTGGGTCAAGGGCAAAACGCTGGAGCAGGCTGGATCAATTAAGAATGCTGAAATTGCAGAGGAACTCTGTCTCCCGCCGGTTAAGATTCATTGTTCAATCCTTGCGGAAGACGCTATTAAGGCGGCAATAGAAGATTACATAAAAAAACAATGATTACTGTTACAGATACAGCCGCTAAAAAAATTAAAACCAATATAGAAAAACGAGGCAAAGGCATTGCCGTCCGTATAGGTGTTAGAACCACCGGATGTTCGGGCCTTGCTTATATAATGGAATATGTAGACGAGCTTACTATCGATGATATTTTGCTTTCAGATAATGGCGCTGTAATTGTAGTGGATCCAAAATCTTTACCTATGGTAGCTGGTATCACCGTAGATTATGTTAGACAAGGTCTTAACGAAGGTTTTGAATTTATCAACCCATTGGAAAAAGACCGTTGCGGATGCGGCGAGTCCTTTCGGATATAACAAGGTTGACAACCTCATAGTAGGTTGCTATACTAGATACAATGTACAATCCAAAATTTGCGTATCACGAATTATCCCGCACAAGCGAAGAAGGTCGCCGCTTATATCTTACTCCAGATGGTAAAAAGGTTCCTAGTGTAACTACAATTCTTAGTGCCACTGAACCAAAAGAGAAAAAAGAAGCACTACAAAACTGGCGCAAGCGAGTTGGTGTAGACAAAGCTCAAGCAATTACTACAGAAGCCGCTAATCGTGGTACACGCATGCACACGTACCTAGAGCGTTATATTAAAGAAGGCGCCATGCCAGATAAAGGCTCAAACCCGTTTGGATGGGCAAGCCACGCTATGGCCGAAACTGTTATCCGAGATGGTCTTAAAAATGTTGATGAATTGTGGGGGGTAGAAATTCCATTATTTTTTCCTAGTTTATATGCGGGTACCACCGATGGGTGTGGCATTCACATGGGCGACGAAAGTATTATTGATTATAAACAAACTAATAAACCTAAAAAAGCTGAATGGATTCAAGATTATTATCTTCAGCTGGTAGCATACGCATTAGCGCATAATGAGGTTTACAAAACTAACATTCGCAAAGGCGTAGTGTTGATGTGTGTTAAACCTGAAACTGACTTAATGGGCAATTTGATTACAGACCCGCAATATCAAGAATTTACACTAGAACCCAGCGATTTTGACTACTGGGAGCAAGAGTGGTGGAAACGATTGGAGCTCTACTACACGATTAGCTAAATACTGTATAATAAGGAATACAGTAAATGGCTATTGTCCAAATCTCACAGATTACTAACCGCTTAGGTTTAAACACAGATTTACCCCAATTAGCGGGTGCTGAATTAGGCTGGTCCACTGATACTCGTCAGCTTTACATCGGTAACGGTACTTTAGAGCAAGGCGCTCCTGTTATCGGAAATACTGAAATTTTAACAGAATTTTCAGATATTTTAAATTTGGCAACGGCATATACCTATAAAGGGACGGCTGCAGGATATACTGTACAAACAGGTCCAGCACCTGGAACTCCAATTACATTAAGTTTACAGAATTGGCTCGATCAGTTTGCTACAGTAAAAGATTTTGGTGCTAAAGGCGATGGCCTAACCGATGATACTGACGCAATTAATCGTGCGTTAAATCAGTTATATTGCCAACAAAATAATGTGCAAATTCGCCGTTCATTATTTTTTCCAGCTGGAAAATATATTGTAAGCGATACTATCGATATTCCTCCATATGCTACACTATATGGTGAAGGCCCAGAAAATTCTATTATACAAATGATCGATGGCGGTGCTGGAACTTGTGTAGCACAAACAGCAGATAGCTTGCAACAAACTGGTGTTAACATAGGTAGTGGCGGAGCAACTCCTCCCACCGACATTAATATTATTAACATGGCTTTTCAGAGTTTAGATGATTCAAAAAATATATTTTTAGTTGAATCAGCTACCAATTGCGAATTTCAAGGTGTAAGTTTTATAGGTCCTGGGACTACTAGTAGTTTAATCAATGACGCTTTAAACACTAGTGGAGTGCTAGTTGGCAGTTCTATGTTAACTACTAATAATATTTTACTCAACGGCTGTAGATTTAATGGTACCACTTATGGGGTCAGCTCTAACGACCAAATGAAAGGTGTAACCATTGCTAATTCTAATTTTAATATTTTATTCGAAGGGGTAGCATTAGGCACTGGAATTCTTATTGGCAGTGGCCCAACCGGAACCCGCATTACAAATAATGTATTTGACAACATATACGATGCTGGTATTACTTTTGGGAACATTAGCCTTAATGCTACTGGTTATAATATTTTCTACGATGTTGGTAATCAGTTCAACGGAGTCGCAAACCCGTACTCGCCAGTAATTATATTTGACGGCAACAATAATGCTAGTATTGGTGATATGTTTGAGCGTACAGATGCTTATGCTGAAATTCATCCAAGAGTTGATTTAAACGGGACACAAAGCATTGCTTCTACTAACGGTAGTCAATTACAATTAGGCGCTTATACTAGACAATCAGGAATAACCACTACACTATTAGATAACCAATCGTCGGCTCAGACAATCTTTACAGTAAGTCCTTTGACTTCTCGGGCGTTTGTTGTTAACTATACAATAATTCGTACCGAAGGTTATCGCACTGGTAGTTTAATTGTAACATCCATGGGGACTTCGACTACGGTTCAATACATGGATGATTATGTTGAAAGTGAAATTACTGGTATTAATTTGAGTGTGATCCAAATTGCCGAAGGCGATGTTATGTCAATTCAATATACTTCAACATCGACAGGCGAGGCGGCCCAGATGCGTTATTCTATTTCTTATCTTAATTAATGTGGCAAAAAAACTTTGTCGATAGGTTAGAAGCCTGGGCAGAACTACGCACTCAAGCTCAGGAACTATCTTTGGAAGAAGCTCTCCAACTTGTCAATAGTTGGTGGCACCAATCTCCATGGCAACCGTATTACTTACATTGGGATGATCAGCCAAAATGGCCGGATCCATGGCAACTTTTGAATGATAATGTCTATTGTGATCTTGCTCGCGGGCTCGGAATACTATATACTGTAAGTATGTTGAACCATAAAGATTTGACATCGTATGAGCTGGTTTTGACTGAGGATGGCCGTAATTTAGTCTTGATTAACAAAGTAAAATATACACTTAATTGGGACGATATAGTCTTAGTAAATACTCCACTAGTTGGTAAAGCAAAAAAACGATTTATCAACGCTACCATATAATAGAAGTATAAGTAGTAAACAAATAATAAAACGAGAGTTAGATGACGCAAATTACAGTAGTTAAAAGAAGCGGCGCAAAAGAGCCACTACACATTGACAAGTGGCAGGCACAGGTTGCTAAAGTATGTCAAGGTATTGCTGATGTAAGTCAGTCAATGATTGAAATCAAAGCACAATTACATTTTTATGATGGTATCACAACAAAAGAAATTGACGGAATTACTTTACGAGCTATTGTAGATCTTATTGATATTGAAAGTAATCCAGACATTGGTCATACTAACTATCAATTTGTGGCAGGCAAACAACGATTAAGCATGTTGCGTAAAGATGTATATGGTTCCTACGAACCTCCACATTTATACGAAATTGTAAAAAGGAATGTAGCTACTGGCCTTTATACTCCAGAACTTCTTGAATGGTACACAGAAGACGACTGGAACAAGATGAATGATATGCTCGACCACGAGAAAGACGAAGGATACAGTTATGCAGCTATTGAACAACTTATTGAAAAATATTTGGTACGAAACCGAGCTACAAAAGAAATTTATGAAACTCCGCAAATTAGATACATTATTGCGGCAGCTACAGTCTTTCATAAAGAAGAGCCGAATAGCGCAAGAATGCGTTACATTAAAGAATATTATACAGCGGCATCCGATGGTTTGTTTACTCTTGCTACACCTGTCTTGGCTGGGCTTGGCACTCTTACTAAACAGTTTTCTAGTTGTGTGCTTATCCGCAGTGACGACAATCTGGATAGCATATTTGCTTCTGGAGAGATGATGGCCAAGTATGCCGCTAAAAGAGCCGGCATAGGTTTAGAAATAGGTCGGTTACGACCATTAGGCAGTCCTATCCGTGGCGGTGAAGTTATGCATACTGGCATGGTACCTTTCCTTAAAAAATGGTTTGGTGATTTAAGAAGTTGTTCGCAAGGAGGAATTCGCAATGCTTCTGCTACTGTGTTTTATCCAATTTGGCACTATCAGTTTGACGATCTTATTGTACTCAAGAACAATCAAGGAACTGATGAAACCCGTGTAAGATTTATGGACTATGGTGTTGTAATGTCTGCTTTCTTTTGGAGACGTTTTAAGAATAAAGAAAATATTACATTCTTTGATCCTAATGAGGTACCTGACTTATACGAAGCATTTTATCAAAATACAGAACTATTCGAAGAGCTGTACGTGAAATATGAAAAGCGTAAGGACTTACGCAAAAAAATAATGAACGCCGAAGATGTATTCAAAGGCGGCATATTAAAAGAGCGCACTGACACAGGCCGTATCTATCTTGTGTTTATTGACAATGTTCAGAGTCAAGGTCCGTTTGATCCTGAATTCCATACCATTTACCAGAGTAACCTTTGTTGTGAAATACTTCTTCCTACTAAATCCTTTAAACGTCTGGATGACAGCGATGGTCGTATCGCTCTTTGTACGTTGGGCTCCATCAATTGGGGAGCTTTCCGTAATCCAGAAGACATGCGGCGTGCTTGTCGTATACTCCAGCGTAGCCTGTGTAATATTTTGGACTACCAAGATTTTCTTTCCATTCAGTCACAGTTAAGCAATGATGAAATACAGCCCTTAGGCATTGGCATCACTAACTTAGCCTACTGGCATGCCAAACGTAGTTTGAAGTATGGCGAGAAAGATGCTCTTGCTGAAGTTAAATCTTGGATGGAACATCAAGCCTACTACTTAACAGAAGCCACAGTGGAACTTGCTAAAGAACGCGGTCCTTGCTTACATTCAGATAAAACACGCTATGGGCAAGGTACATTCCCTTGGGAACTTCGTGCCAAGGCAGTCAACGAGTTAGCTGATTTTACTCCTGAACTCGACTGGGAAACCCTTCGTGTCAATATGAAAGAGTACGGAGTACGCAATGGGACATTAATGGCTGTAGCCCCAGTAGAATCAAGTAGTGTTGTTATTAATAGTACAAATGGAATTGAATTGCCAATGAGTTTAATTACTGTTAAAGAAAGTAAAGCAGGAAGTTTAATTCAAGTAGCGCCCGAGTATAATAAATTAAAGAATAAATATCAATTGATGTGGGAACAGAAGGATTGCGATGGTTATCTTAAGACTGCCAGTGTATTAGCCGCTTATGTAGACCAGAGTATCTCAACTAACACTTTCTATAATCCTGCTCACTTTCCAGATAGAAAAGTACCAACTACATTAATTGCTAAAAATTTAATGTCAGCACATAGGTGGGGATTAAAAACTTTCTACTATAGTTTGATCAACAAACAAGGTAGTAAAGGTCAAGACGAAGTAGAAGAAAAATTAGAAGTGATAGATTTTGACGATCAAGAAGATTGTGAAGCTTGTAAATTATAGAAAGAAAAAATGAAAAAAATATTATTAGTATTAGTTGGGGTAGTAGTATTGGCGCTAGCAGCATACGCCTTATATACAAAATTTAGTATTTCCGATAAAGCACAATCAAAGTCTACATCTGGATTAACAGTATGTGATGGTAAGTATGCCCTATGCGCCGCATCAACTTGTAAGGTTACAGGCAAGATGATTACTGGTAATAATGGCACTCCTTATCCCGAGGTAGAATGTCGTTGCCCTATTCTCGAAGGTCGTGCTATTGCTGATACCAAAGCTGGTAACATGGCAGGTAGTTGTACGCCAACAGATAGTCAACATGTATGGAGTTTATTTGCTCCTAAGTTATACTATCCACAGGAAGCTAGTAACTTTAGTAACAAGCCAAAAGACATGAAAGCCACAGTTCAAAAATGTGATGCAAGTTTGAATCTAGGTGACAAAGCCAGTAACTGTTTCAGTTGGAATTGTAAGATCGGTGCCGATGGTATAGCTATATGTTCATGCCCTACAGGACAAGTGGCCGCCGCTACTACATTCTTAACCGAAGCTGGGCAAGGTAATCCAGATGCTTGTAGTCAGTACCCTGTAAGTTTACCGATACAAAACCCACCAGGTAATTAAAGGAAAATAAAATGAAATTCAAATTACTTATTGTGCTGGCTTTTTTAATCCCAGCATTTGGATTTGCACAGTCTACACAAAACAACGGTAAGGCCGCTGTAAAAGATAATGGCAATACTAGCCTCCGGGGCTCGTATGGCAATACTGATCTACAAGGTTCGTATGGCAATACTGATATCAAAGGATCCTATGGTAATACTGATCTACAAGGATCATACGGTAATACCGATATCAAGGGCTCGTATGGTAACACCAATCTACAAGGCTCGTACGGTAATACCAGTAATACTGTCAGCATTGGCGGTAATGGAAACAACGGCAACGCACCAACAAAAATAATAATCAATCTTACCATAGAGATGCCGACCGCAAAATAAAATTAAAGGAAAATAAAATGATTAAAAATATATTAGCAGTAATGATACTCGGTATCACAGTAATAAGTGGTGCTCGAGCAGAAGATGCGCCAACAACTTTGTTAAGCTCGGGGACCATAAGCCCTTATCAAGCTCATCGTAACGGACTATTCATGGCAGCAGATTTTCTTGCGGCAGTTCCCGGCAATACACGATTTGAACTAAGCACCCAACCGTGGATGGATACTTCAAACAACACCGTTGTTATCGCAAAGATGCCATTTGTAAGCGGTACCAAATATGCTAAAGATTACGCAAAAGAAGGTAGTGTGTTTGCTATTACCGAAGATAGTCGGTATCGTTATTTTGTAGGTAATGGATTACCCAACACCGCAATGGGCGACTTTCCTGTACAACCTGGCACTCCTGCCTACAAGTTTTATCAAGAAGCTCCAGGCGGACATGATTTTAGAACAGGTATTCCTGGTCATGATTATTCAAGTGCCGCGGCAATTGGTATCAGCCCTTATGAGTTGAATATTCAACTACCTAAAATTCCCAAGCTAAGTGCTACGCCTAATCCCATAGCCGCATTGCCAATTGGCGTTACACTTACTGGCACAGTATGGCACGCTGAGATTGCCAACGCCAGTGCCACAGCATGGTATCCACCTGCTTCAATCTTGCCAATTGACCAATGCTGGGGACATCCTTATGCTCAACAATATCACTTACATGGTTATAGCTGGAAGTGTTTTCCCAACCAAGGAACCGAAGGCCACTCACCCTTGTTTGGCTATGCTCTAGACGGATTTGGTGTCTATGGTCCCAGAGGCGATGACAGCAAAATGGTTACCAATGCTCAACTGGACGAATGTCATGGACACACCCATCCAGTACAGTGGGATGGCAAGATGCAGAATATCTATCACTATCACTTGAACCGTGAATTTCCATATGCCATTGGTTGTTTTAGAGGCGAAGTCAACTATGATCAAGCCCTGGGGTCGGCCGACATGAACGCACACAAAAAACCTCATGGAGTACCAAGCAAGAATGGACACGAGAATCACGGGCCAAAAGGTATTATTGCGATTCCGATTGGATCATTCCAATGAAAATATCCTCAAAGGAAGATATAACTGATATAGAATTTGTTACCAACGAAGGACAGGTTCTTAAAAGTTTAGATCAACATTTAAGAGAGTGGTTGATAATAAGAAATCTTAATCCAGATTTTTATATTGAAGACGAAGCAAAAGAAATAATACTAGCCTCATTACAAGATGAGAATTTTGAGTCAGCGTATATTGACGAAGAAGAAGGATTAGTAATAGAATTTAAAGAAGACGATGAGCCAACAACAATACAACCTAACAACTAAAACAGATTATCTTAATCGTAAGATGTTCTTGGACCCAGCAGGGCCTGTAACTATCCAACGATTTGAAGAAGTCAAATACAATAAAATTGTAAAATTTGAACAAGAAGCCCGCGGATTCTTTTGGGTGCCCGAGGAAATTTCGCTAACCAAAGATGCTAACGATTTTAAAGAATCTAGTGATACGGTACGACATATCTTTACCAGTAATTTGCTTAGACAAACTGCTCTTGATAGTTTACAAGGTCGCGGTCCAACACAGGTATTTACACCTGTAGTGTCTATACCCGAACTAGAAGCACTAATGTATAACTGGGGATTCTTTGAAACAAATATACACAGTCGTAGTTATAGCCATATTATACGCAACATCTATAATGTACCTAAAGACATTTTTAATACTATCCATGATACACAAGAAATTGTTGGTATGGCTTCTTCAATTGGAAAATATTATGATAGATTACATATGACCAATTGTCGAAAAGAATTATTAGGAAAGGTTGATGAGCAAGAACATATCAATGCTATTTGGCTAGCACTCAATGCCAGTTATGGATTAGAAGCTTTCCGCTTTATGGTATCATTTGCTACAAGTTTAGCCATGGTTGAGAATCGCATCTTTATTGGTAACGGCAATATTATTAGTTTAATTTTACAGGATGAAATACTACATAAGGATTGGACAGCTTGGCTAATCAATCAAGTAGTCAAAGAGGATCCTCGATTTGCACAAGCTAAAGTAGAGTGTGAGCAAGAAGTATATGCTATGTACTTAGATGTCATACGGGAAGAAAAACAATGGGCTGATTATCTATTTCAAAAAGGCCCAGTGATTGGTCTTAATGCGGCAATACTTAAAGATTTTGTTGACTACACAGCCGTTGGTGCTCTTAAAGAAATTGGTATTAAATATCAGTCTCCTGCTCCTAAGACAACGCCTATTCCATGGTTTAATAAACATGTCAATGTAAGTAATAAACAAACAGCACTCCAAGAATCAGAATCGACTAACTATGTTATTGGTGTGATGAGTGATGTGCTGGATTACGACCAGTTACCAAATTTATAATAATAAGGAGAATAATATGAAAGCCATTGTATGGTCAAAAAACGCCTGCCCTTTTTGCGTTCAAGCAAAAGCATTACTAGAATCAAAAGGTATTGAATTCGAAGAACGCAATGTTCAAGAAGATTGGACAAAAGAGCAGTTGTTAGAAGCGGTTCCTGCCGCAAGAACTTTACCACAGATCTTCTTGGACGATAACTATATTGGCGGGTTTACAGAACTTCGCAAACATTTCCAAGGATAATATGATAGTAGAAAAAGACAAGGTTTACACATTTAAATTAACTAACGCAGATGAAATCGTTGCCAAAGTAGTAGATATCACGGACGATACCTATGTAGTTTCACAGCCTTTAAGTGCTGTGCCTACAGAAAAAGGTATCCAATTAATATATACTGTGTTTACAGGCGATCCTAAGGAAAATGCTACTATAAATAAAACAGCAGTAGCAATGATTTGTTCAACTCGTGAAGAAGTTGGCGATCATTATCTCGAAGCTACAACAGGTCTCAAGCCAGTCCGCAAGCCTTCGATCATAATGGGATAAAATGGGCAGACAAATAGTTCGTGTGGGCGATATAAATAGTGGCGGCGGAAAAGTAATATCCGGCGACTCTACTGTACGACTGAACGGGCTAGACGTTGCTGTAGAAGGATCGCCAGTAACTCCGCATCCGCACCCTAAAGGTGCTGTCCAGCACGACCATGCTCATTGTGTGGCCTCCGAACAAACTATTACAGTCCAAGGTAAACGAATAATATTTGTAGGAGATGTTGACACATGTGGTCATAGCCGCATTCAAGGCAGTCCTAATGTAGGAGGAAGTTAATATGGCCAGCGTCCTAACTCCCTTTCAAATTACGGCCACTGCTAATTTATTGTACAATCAAGGATTGAGTGTTAATGCTGTATTTGTATCAAATATAGAAACCTACGAAAATCTTCCATATGTATCGGCATTAAAACAAGCTATAACAACTTCTACAACAGCAAATTTATCAGCAAATACATTAAGTCAATTATACACGCTTGGCACAAATACTTGCCCAGCACTTAGCGATAGCATTCCGTCAACTAGCACAACACAGCCTGCTAATACATTGTTTACAACTTTATTATCGCAAACAGCCAATTCGTACATTTCATCTAACACAGGAAAAGATGTCACAGTATTTTGTCAAGGATTTAGTGCGCTTTCTGGATATAATGGCGTAACAAATAATTTTATTAATTCAGCTGTCAACAGTCAGACATATTTGGGCGGTATTTTTCCAGGCAACAATAGTTTAGTGTCGGGTGGTATTACAGATGTCAATACCTGCACTGCTCTGTGGGGTAGCGATTTAAAAGCATTAGGTGGCCTAATTAATTTAAGTAATTTGGCTGAACTTGGAACACCACTGGCACTTATTAAACAACTAGCATCTATTGGTGGTATTACACCTGATTTATCAATAGCATTTGCTAATGCGGGTGTTAATCAAGATACTGTAGTGAAATTTATTTCTGCTAACCTAACAGCAACAGATGTTGATCAAAAAGCAATGTATAATGCTATGACTCAAATTACTGGAACAGTATTAACTCAGGTATTAACATTATTAGGAGTTACAACTCCTAATATTAACACCATGGCCGATTTATTAAATCCATATAAAATATTTCCTAATAGTTTTCAATCATTAACAGTGACAGGCGTGAACGGAGTAACTCAAAATATCTATATTGATTCTGCTGGAACAGTTAATTCTACTGTAAAACAATTTTTGCCTAAAGTGGCACTAAACACATTATCATGACAGCCTTAGATAGATTAAGCCAAATTATTCCCCCAGATATAGCCTTAGCTAATAAAGCACTATCTGTATCTATGTTACAGATTACTGGCATAGCATCTATGAAACTTCCAGCGTTTGCTAATACAGTATCTAATGTTCAAACAACATATGGATTACCGTTAATTACCAATGCTACTTCAGCAGTACCACCTAATTCAGCTAATGCTATTATTAATAAACTTGGTGTTGGCACTAGTAACAATGGTACTATTACTATTGCTGATGCCATGGGAACAATAGCTGGTGTTGTGTCAGCCAATGCTCTAGCTAACACCATTGAAATTACAAGCACTATGAATTTAAGTAATTTAGCTAATATCTATATCAATATGACTGCCACAGCCAATGGAAGTTATGGAGATATTACTTCGGGGCCTATTGTTATTCCGTCCGGCCCTGCTAACGGCACGTATGACAATCTCAATGCCGCATTTAATGGACAAGAAATTTCAGGTAACATAGGCGGTATTGGACTTATTCCAGCAACAACATCAAATGTTATCCCAACTATTGTATCCACTTATCCAAGCCAAACAGCTAATTTAAATTCTAATTGGTCTAATATGGCCGCACAAATAAATCTTGAAAAATCAATACAAGCAAGTGCCGATATTGTTTTTGCAAATTTAATGCCAAATAGTACATCGTCGATTTATAGTTTTGTATTCTCACTACCAACATACGGCCAAGATACGACTGTTGGTGGTACCTCTCAATTTCTTGAAGCAGTAGCAGATAAAACTACTATTGGTGGAGAAGCAATTATTGCCACACTAAGACAAGGGCAGTCTAACATCAGTTCATCGGCGATTAAGCCAAGTATAAATGTACCAGCCAATCCAAATCCACCCCCTGCCCAAGCAACTTTGTTACCGGCACAACCCCCATATCCGCCACCAACTACAACATAGAAAAACTTTGTTGTGAAAATACAACATCAATAGTTGACGAAAAATTTGAATGATCATACAATGTATGAATGTCAAATAAAACTCTAACTATCATAGCTTGCATACTTCTTGGGTTAATCCTACTTCGAGCTGAAATACGCATGGATAAGATAGAAGACAAATTAGACGATGTAATTCAAACTAAGTTCGTAGTTAAACATACACCTAAAGATGTTGAATGTTTAACAAAAAATATTTACTACGAAGCTGGAGTAGAAAATCGTACTGGCAAATATGCCGTAGCTCATGTAACCCTTAATCGTGTAAAATCTGGATACTGGGGCAATGATGTATGTAAAGTAGTCTACGCTAAAAAACAATTTAGTTGGACTCTAAAAGCTAAATTGCCTACACCAAATAAAGATGTATGGGAAGAATCTAAAGCTATTGCTATAGAAGTTTTAAAAGGTGCCAGAGTTCGAGGCGTAGCCAACAGTTTATATTATCACGCAGATTATATCAAACAACCCTATTGGGTTGACACTACCGAATATGTTCTAACCATTGGTCGACATTTATTTTATAACCGTGCTAAAAACTCAGGAGTTTATATATGAAATGGGCATTAATATTTTGGGCTACTAATCCCACAAATTTTACCGTACATTCGGTTTACTTGGTACAAGATAATTGTTTGGCAAAACAAGCATATTACCAAGAAAAATTTACCAGTATGAAAGCTGAATGTAAACCGGCCAAAGAAGTCAAGCTAGGAGCCCCTACAACTATTACAGTTAAACAGGTTACAGTACCCGGTTGACAATTAATTCCAATTTCGCTATAATACTTGTATAGTTAATAAAAGGAGCAATATTATGATGTTCGTTATTCGTACACAGTTTATGGAAAATTACGGTGCCCATGATTGGGACGGTAAAGGCGAGTGCCCGCAGTATTGGAAATTTAAAGGCGGTAGCGAATACAAAATCACAGGCGTAGACGTTACTGCCGATCCACAAGACTATATTAATCTTGCCAATGTTGAATTTAGCTGTGAAGGCGCTCGCGAATACATCTTAGGCTACTCATTTGAGTCAGACGACTATTTGTCTGATTTTGAGAAATCACAGTTAGAGTATGACGGTCATATTGCTTATCCTGAGCCATACTTGAGCTGGGATGAAATGGAAGCTCAAGTAATGAGCACTAGCACTGAAATGGTGTTTAACCGTGAAGCTAAGGAATTGGCATAATGGAAAAGAAAAGACAAATGAGTCGCGATAAATTTACTAATATCGTACGACAGACATTAAGTCGTAAAGATATTATGACGTTTGTATCAGGACTACACGACATCCAGATGGACATGATTGAGACTACAGTAATGGCTAAAGAGCGTCAGGGTTTTCCTGAAGCTAATATGGTAATAAAACATATCATGGAGAAGAAATGAACTTTTCATTTATCGGTTGGTGTAAGGAAGAAAACCACGATAAAGTATGGGGAGCCATTGAACTCAGTACCGCTAGATATGTTACATTTTGGGGTCGTCGTGGAAAAAAATTACAAACTAAATCGCTGGTTGTAAGCTCTTATGAATTAAGAAAATTAATCAATCAAAAAACAGCTAAAGGATATATTAGTGTTGACAAAAATAATTTAGATCGAGTATATCCTGAGTTTGAAAAAGATTTAGAACAAACTGCCATGTGGTCAATGCTAAAGGGAACAATATGAAACAAGGATCCTTTCGTCATTGGTGTACTGAAAAATGGTACGAGCATCTAGATGAAATGTTGTCTTATGGGCAAAAATCAGATATAACAAATAGCGCAGAATATTTTAACAAATATAAATTTTGGTTAAAGCGGGAATATAAACATCAAGAAGGACAAAGTAAATAATATGAGTATGACCCCAGACTTTGAGTCTAAACAATTTGAAGGAATTAAATTGGCGGCAGACTGGATCCGTGACCTAAAAAGCAGCGATAGCCGTTTACACAAAGAATCAGTTATTGAAAAAGCATTAATGGCAGCCAAACTTGGCTCAACCAATGCCCAATGTTTCTTGTTTAATTGTTATCAAGCATACAATCCTTACTATGTGTTTGGAGTAAAGAAAGTACCCGAAACAGAAGGCTTGGCTCATATGCCTAATCCGTGGCCTAAGTTCTGGGCCATGCTAGAAGGTCTACGCACTCGCAGTCTTACTGGGCATAATGCTAAGACAGCAATTGAGTTTATGAGTGAACAATTTGATAGTGAAGAATGGAATAATTTATGTCGTCCTGTATTAATCAAAGACCTACGATGTGGCATTACTGAGCGCACACTTAATAAAGTATTGGGCAAAACTGAATGGGCTATTCCGGTATTTGAATGCCAACTTGCTACTGATTCTAATAAACATTTAGGCAAAATGAAAGGCGTTAAACGTCTTGAACAAAAATTAGATGGCGTTCGTGTGCTAGCAATCGTAACTAAATTTAATGTTAATTTATACAGTCGCAACGGAAAACCATTTGAAAACTTTCCACACATTATCAAATCGTTGGAAGATAATAGGAATAAATTTGCTAAACTTTTTTCTAAATATAAATCAGGTTTTGTATTAGACGGAGAAGTTATTGGCGCAAGTTTTCAAGCATTAATGAAACAAGCCCAGCGTAAATCTAATGTAGAAACTAGTGACATGGTTTATTCTGTGTTTGATATTATTCCATTAGATGACTTTGAACGCGGGTTTTGGAACGCTCAACAACACAAGCGTCTAGATATCTTAGAAGAATACCGTAGTGTGTTTGAAGATAATACAGACTGTATTCGTATTATGGATGGCATTGAAGTTGACCTTAGTATCAGCGAAGGGCATGATATTTTACGCCGTTATGCCAATGACGCAGTTGTGGCTGGGTTCGAAGGCATCATGATTAAAGATGTTGATGCCCCGTACGAATGTAAGCGCAGTACTTTCTGGATGAAATGGAAACCGGTAATTACCGTAGACTTGAATATTGTTGGCTACGAGGAAGGTACAGGCCGTAATGCTGGCAGACTTGGCGCATTTATTTGTGAAGGTGTGGATGATGATAGAAACATTAGGGTCAATGTTGGTAGTGGGCTTAGTGATGACGATAGGGTTAGTTATTGGGACAATGCTGATCAGCTTATCGGTGATGTCGTTGAAGTGGCTGCTGATGCGGTTACACAAAATCAAGACGGTACCTACAGTTTAAGGTTCCCACGGTTTGTTCGATTCCGTGGATTTGAACCAGGTGAAAAATTATAAAAGGAAAATAAAATGGCTGTCAAATCTTGGTACTTAACTATTGTAGAAACCGGAACAAACAAAAAAATACTGGACAAAATGTTCTTCACCGCTCCCGAAATGAATAAATTTATTAAGGCAGAGGAACTAGTAGAAAAATATCCAAAGCCACAATATTATATGGTTAAGGAAAATTACTGATGAAAATAAAACGCAGAAAATTTAATATTTTTGAACAAATGGAATTGGCTTACGCTGATTCAACAACCTCTGGGCCAGTAGAAGAATATATTCTAACCCCTGATGAATTTTATGAATTCACACTAGATGCTAAAAATCGGCCAGGTACTAGTTTTCGAAAAGTATCTGGGCGACCTAATGATACACTAGGTGGAGATTGGTATTTTCGCGGCGCATTAGTAAGTGCAAACGGCAAAATAAAAAGTTGATTTAATGCCTTGACGATTGTATAATATGTAATCGTTAGGGAGAATTTAATGGAACTGATATGGATAATGGAAGCGTTGCTTACTACAGCAGCAGCCTTTTTGCTGATTTACATAGTAGTGTGGTTTACTTCTCGATTTAACAAGGACGAATAATGATGCCCAGAATTGAAGTCGCAGGACAATGTGGATGCGGCCGTAGCCCGACTGGTAAGTGTTGCGGTTGGCATGCCCTTACCGAAGAAGCATATAAAGCTAAAAAAGATGAATACGACTTAGCTGAATATCAAAAACAGGCAGCCGCTATTTGGTCTGATAGTTGTACTAGCGGAAGATCTGAACTTTGAATCCAATTAAATTATTAACTCAAACTGTTGACAGCCTTTGGTTATGGACTTACGGGTTGGTTGCCGGGTGGGGTCTTACTGTTACTTTGATTGTAGTAGCACTAATTTTTCTTTTGATCCGCACTATTAATCTCCAAAAAAGGATTAATACTTTAGAATCACGATTAGTTCATGCCGAACGCGACTATAATATTACACTTAGTAAATGGCAGAAGTAAACCCAACTCACGAAGAACTTATCAAACATCTTCGCGGTGTACAACGCATTGTAATCAATTCAACATACGGCGGATTTAGTCTTAGTCGAACGGGCGAATTGCTTTATTTAGAACTTGCCGGTATTGCTTATACATTGGAACCTCAAAAAGACCGAGATACCCAAATTCGGTTAGGTGATAAAATTATAGCTAATGGTGTGGAATTTTCTAACCGCAGTATTGCTAGAAATGATCCAGCATTAGTCACTACAGTTTGCCGTTTAGGTAGCAAAGCCAACGGTGATTATGCTAAACTTAAGGTTGTAGAAATCCCCGCAGATGTAGACTGGTATATTGAAGAATACGATGGTAAAGAATGGGTAGCAGAAAAACATAGAACTTGGCACTAAATATTATATGATCTTTGGATACTTAACACTCATTACAGCCCTGATAATTTCATTATCATCAGCGGTTTACTCTATACTTGGCTTAACAGCTATTTTTGCCGCGGCTTTTTGGCCTATTGTAGTACTCGGCGGCAGTTTAGAAATCGGAAAAATTATTTCCACACTTTGGTTACACAAATATTGGGATAAAGCTGAACTACAATATAAAGTTTATCTGTCCTTGGCTGTGGCTATCCTTATGGTATTAACCAGTATGGGTGTCTTTGGATTCTTATCTAAAGCCCACTTAGACCAAGCCGTTCCGAGTGGAGATATACAAGCCCAAGTTCAAATATTTGATGACAAGATTCAAACACAAAAAGACAATATTAAAACAGCTCGTGCGGCCCTAACACAGATGGATACGGCTGTGGACCAAACTATGGGCCGTAGTCAAGATGAAAAAGGCGCCGACAAGGCAGTGGCTATTCGTCGTAGCCAAGCTCGCGAACGCACAGCATTACAAAATGATATTACCAAAGCACAAACAGAGATTACAAAACTACAAGAGCAACGAGCTCCTATTGCTAGTCAAGCTCGACAAGTAGAAGCCGAAGTTGGTCCTATTAAATATATTGCCGCACTGATCTACGGTGACAACCCTGATGCTAATATTTTAGAAAAATCAGTGCGATGGGTTATTATTCTTATTGTTATTGTGTTTGATCCATTAGCACTTACACTATTACTAGCCGCTACTAAAACTTTTGAATGGGAACGAGGCATTAATATTTTTGAACCTAAAACTAAAAAAGAAGATAACAAAGAATTGAAAGAAGAAGAATCTATAAAATCTTGGTTCGATCGTGCCAAAGATCGAGCCCGCTTTTGGGACAAACAAGAAAAATCTAAGCCTACTGATGTCATAGATGAAAGTCAATTTTGGATAAGAGAGGTAGAAGATGTCGAGCCTGTAGTAGATCAGCATACAGATATATCTCCCGAAGAGTATCATCGTGCTATGGGATTATTTGATACTGGTCCGAGTGACACTAAAGACACTTACCTACCTATGGACCCTAGTGCTCCGGGTTGGATGTTTACTAAGCCTAGCCCAGTACCTCTTACAACCGAAAAACCGGTTGAGGAAGTAACACTTGTCGAAGAACCGGTTGAAGAAGAAATAATTGTTGAAGAACCAACAGACATTGAACCGTATGGTAGCGATTTAGAAAAACATGCTATGCGAGTTTGGAAATCACAAAATCCAGATAGTACATATAAACAATATCTAGATGATTTAAGAAATAGCATGATAACCGAATTACCTTGGAAACATTCCGACCACTTAGAAACACTTACTTTAAGTGACGGCGAAATAGCACATTTAAAAGCAATGAATTTACAAGCTGATAACGAACCAAATACTGGCGAAGTTCAGGGGTTTGGTATAGAATTTCCTAAGTCAACTAAAAAAGGAGATATGTTTTTAAGAGTTGATAACTTACCAAGTCAGCTATACAAATACAATGGTGTACAGTGGATAAAAGTAAATAAAAATTTAAGTGATAGTTACATTTACGATGATGCTTATATCGACCATCTTATTGAAAAAATTGGATCAGGTGAATATGATCCTGACTTATTAAGCGATATCGAGCGTGAACGTATTTCTGAGAAACTTAAAAATTCTATTGACTTAGGCTAACATGGCAGAAAAAATTGAACATTGTTCTTTTTGTGCTAAACATAAAAGTTCTGTTAATAGATTAATAGTCGGGCACGAAGTCGCAATATGTAGCGAATGTGTAGAATTATGCGATAAATTAATAAAAAATAAAAAAAATAACACTAAACAATCGCCCGCAGTAGATATTCCCGATCCTCGAGACATCAAAGAATATCTTGATGAATATGTAGTAGGGCAGGAAGAAGCCAAAATAGTTTTGGCTGTTGCTATTACGAATCATTATAAACGAATAAGCAGTCCTGAAAACGAAGTAGTCAAATCAAACATACTCATGATTGGGCCTACAGGTACTGGTAAAACATTATTAGCTAAAACCGTGGCAGAATATTTAAATGTTCCGTTTGCTGTGGCCGACGCTACTACATTAACGGAAGCAGGGTATGTTGGCGACGACGTTGATTCTGTTATAACTCGATTATATCAAAATGCCGATAATGATGTAGAACGCACACAAAGAGGAATTATATTTCTAGATGAAATTGATAAGATTGCTCGCAAAAGCGAAAGTGCTACAGTAAGCCGAGATGTTTCGGGTGAAGGTGTACAACAGGCTCTACTTAAATTAGTCGAAGGTACTAAAGTTAAAATAAATCCTATAGGTGGCAGAAAATCTGATGCTAGTATAGAAATCGACACTACAAATATATTATTCATAGCAGGCGGAGCATTTGTCGGCCTTGAAAAGATTGTTAAAAATCGAATACAAGGAACAGCTATGGGGTTTGGTGCCCAACTTACTACAGAAGTAATAATAGATTATGAAATAGTATCACCCGATGATTTAGTCAAGTATGGTATGATTCCTGAATTTATAGGACGCTTTAGTTCATCAGTAAGTCTACATGGATTAACTAAAAAACAACTTATTAGCATTTTAACCGAAGTTAAACATAACTTTGTAGAACAATATCAATGGTTGTTTAACCAAGATGGAGTAGAACTGTCATTCGAAGACGAATCGTTAAATCTTATAGCCGAACGCACACTTAAAACTAAGACTGGGGCTCGTGGGCTACACTCTGAATTAGAACGTATATTATTACCCCATATGTACGATTTGCCACGCTATCGCAAGCAAAGTATCTCAACAGTCGCAATCACTTCAAAACTAGTAAATACTCCTACAACACTCGCACAGGAGAATGAATGAGTTTTTACGGCAATAGCGTACTAGTTAAAGATGGCAATGTAGAAAAGGCCCTCAGAAAGTTCAAGAAAAAAGTACAGGAATCTGGCTTGCTCGATGAACTTCGCGCCCGCGAAACTTACGAAAAGCCTACTACCAAACGCAAGCGCATGAAGGGAGCAGCCAAAGCCCGTTGGCGTAAAAAACTCCGCGACCAGAAACTTCCAAAAAAGATGTATTAATTTCTCCAAATTATATTTGTATATAATGATTTTGTAGTATAATAAATACTAGTACGAATGCCGCAGTTTGGGTTCGTATATGTCACTTGCTAAACAAAGGAGAAAAAATGACAAAAATCACAACCATGGATCTTAATCCATTCTATCGCAATGCTATCGGCATTGATAATCTGTTTAATCGCATTGTTAATCAAATCGATCATCATGGCAACGACGCAACACATTACCCGCCCTATAACATCATTAAAACTGGTGAAGAAGCTTTTGAAGTACAGATAGCTATCGCAGGGTTTAATGAAGGGGAAGTTAATGTTGAAGTTCGCGATAATAATTTAATTGTATCGGGCGAAAAGTTAGACAAAGAATTACCAGACGGTCACGAATATACCCACAAAGGCATTAGTGCCCGTAATTTTTTGCGTACTTTTAGTTTAGCCGATTATGTTGAAGTAATTAGTGCTATGTCTAAAAACGGTATTTTAAGTGTTCAACTAGAACGCAAAGTTCCGGAAACAATGAAGCCAAAGACTATTGCTATTACTTACGAATCGTAATACAATAGTAAATACAGTACGGGGGCATACTGCCCCCTGCTTACAAAAGGATCGAGAATGTCACAAGCAGATGTAGTATCACAAATACACGTTAATAACGAACTCACAGAGCCACCGATGTTTAAAGTTATCTATCTAAACGATAATGGAACTACTATGGAATTTGTTATTGAGACTCTAATGAATTTCTTTGATTACAATACCGATACTGCGGTAAAAATTACACAAGACATCCACGAAGCAGGATCAGCAGTGGTAGCAGTATTGCCATATGAGATTGCTGAACAAAAAGGAATCGAAGTCACATTATGTGCCCGTTCAGTGAACATGCCTTTACAAGTTAAACTAGAACCCGAGACAGTTTAAATAGTTATAGTAATTCTTTTTGGATAGTAAGCAGCTTGTGCGTAAGGAGTGTCTCCTCTACCGCGAGGATTGCTTACATATCTAACTCCATCAATCACTGTGTCAACAGGTCTGTGATAGTGACCAAAACACCAAGTATTGATTTTAGATTCTAAGTCTTCTCTTAACGCACTTCTCATATGGCTGTTGCCCATGGAGTTATAGCGCCATGTATGGATCAATTCTAGATCGTGTTGTATAATTTCTGGATGCGGTACAGTATGGGTAACCATAACAATAGCTTTGACATCATTGTGGGTTTGTAATTTTTGAACTCCATTGACCATATAACCAACGTCATTATATCCTACGCCGATTATATTTGTAGCCGCTGCTTCTGTTATCTTTTGTGCATCCATTACCCATTGAATCGACTGATCTAATTCCATATTAGGATCTAAATCATAACTCCACCAACCATTGGTTCCTAAAATAGCAACGCCATTGATAATAACTACATTGTCCTGTAGATAAACAACGTTACTCATAGGTTTAATTAGTTCATGTAGTTCAACATAACTTTGTCCTAACTCCTCAGCATAGTCCTTATGCTCATCATTGCCATCTATGTAAAAGACCCCTTGATAGACCTCACTCAGGCGCTCTAAAGTATCAATTACTAGTGCTCGGTCTCTAGCTATATCACCAGCTACAATACAATAAGGTGCTGTTGGTTGACCCTCCCAATCAAACGAAGGCCAAGTTTCTCTATGGATGTCGGAAATTAAATCAAAGTTGAATATCATGATAATTATTTAACAGGAGATTGAAATTGAATATTATTTTTGGTACCAACGAAGCAAAACAGTTAAGCGACAAATACATAGTTCTTGAGCTAGATACGGTAACGATTCGGGGTAGCACTCCTGTTCCGGTGTATTGTCTAGTAGAAAATATGCCATTAGATGAACTACCAAAAGCTGAAAAATTTAAAGAATTACACGCAGATTTAATAGAGAACTATCGTGAGCGTAATTGGGATTTTTGCCTACAAGCTCTTGAACATCTAACAGGCTTCTGGGGTAAACAAGTTGATTCTTTCTATGAGATATTAAACGCTCGTATCAATGGGTATAAGGAAAATGAACCCGACGAATCTTGGACTCCGGTAGTACCAAAAAACTAGTACTTAACTACCAATAACTTTTCATTAAATACTATTATAATAAAAATAATAGGGAAGAAGCATGGATCCAGTAGCCGGAGCAAAGGCAGCGGCCAGCACACTAAAAGGAGCACAAACTGCAGGTAAAGAATTAGGATCTGTGGTGGCCTCACAACAGTCTGACATGGAAGCTTCTGTACAGCAACAACATAAGGCCCGTATTCAAACCAAACTAGCACAAGACCGTCGTGCTGCCATGTTGGAAGTTCGTGCTGTAGAAAAATATGAACAACAAAAGGCACACGATAGAGAGATAGAAAAACTCAAACAAGATACCATACGCAAGTATGGAAAAGATGCCTGGGTAGAAGTAGAAGCCCTAAAAGCAAAACTACAAAAAGAAAAAGAAGCAGAAGACAAACTAATAGATAAAGACCGAGATCGTCAAATTCAAGTTTTTTGGTGGTGTTGTACCGCGGCTGCTCTAGTTACATATTTTTTTAAATTGTACAAACTATGAAAATACAACCTTTAGTTTTTATAGCCATATTAATTGCTCTATTAGCGATGATGGTACTAGAATCTGATACTATGCGATCACCTCATCGAGTTACTGCAGTACGATAACAATTTTTAGTAAAGGAATCATATATGAAATTAGCGCCGATAGTTTTTACCCTAGTTCTTGTAGGGTCTCTAGTTATTACAGCGTTAGAAACTCTAGCTAAAATATCGTAAACACAATGGCCTCATCCAAAGACTCCGATCGTCCTGTACGCCCACTTTGTATAGTACCTAAATGTGGTCAAGTATGTCAAGAATATGCTAAACCTGGTATGTTTGGTGGAGATGCCATGTATTTAAAAACTTGTTCAAGACATAATATGGAAGATTTTGCAAGTGCTAATAATAAAATACCAAAATAAACTATTGGTGTTCAATTATTAACTAAGTAACTATATGAATATTCAATGGGTTTTAGCTAATGATCTTGTGTTAGATCCTACGGCCGACATTATGCGTATGAAGCGCGGCGGAGCTTTTTGGGGCTCCTGGAAAACATGGCGAGCATACAATACTGATAATGTTATATGTCATGACATGACCAAAGCCCAAGAGTTAATCAAACGAGCCTTTCAAGCTACTTGTAACTTTTATATTCCAAATTCAGCATACACTGCATTAAATCGTCCCCAGGGTGTAAGATTATACGAAGGTGATTTTATGGGACACGATGTTGATAATCAAGATGAATTAGTAGCAATGAATCTAGCGGCCAGCATTTGTGATGTGGTATTGTTGCTTGGGTTTGATTGGACTGAAAAAGAAAAGAAAGCGGACAAATTTGAAGAAGTTAAAGCAAGGAATTATCGCGGACTAGTTACTCAAGCAATCAAATCAACTCCCCATGTACAATGGATACTCGTTGATCATCCAGGCGCACTTCGTGAAGAATTAGCCGAATTATCAAATATCGGCAACGATACTTTTGATAATGTATTAAAAATCCTAAATGATTGACAATTAATTCATGTTATAGTATTATAGTAACATGACGACTAAGACTATTCCCCGAATTGGCTTTGCTTGTAAATGGATTGATACTCCTGAGCAAGTAAATGGCATTAAACCTAAAGACGATGCCAAAAAATATAATACAGGTACTACCACCATAACTTGGTTAAATAGACAGTCGAGGGAAGTGGCAGAACAAAAATTATGGGATTTAATGGTAGGCAATATCGAGGCAACAAGATTATTGGTGGAGCGAGTCAGTGAGCTACCACCAAATCTTCGTATGGTTCGTCTTAGTAGTGACATCCTGCCTGGCTATACTCATGACGATTATTCTGCCTATTGGATGGACCTTAGTGTTGTTTCATACGCAGAAAAAGAATTTGCAAGAATTGGTGCTCTTGCTCGTTTACACGATGTTAGACTTAGTTTTCATCCTGGTCAGTTTACTGTGCTGGCAAGCAGTAATCCAGGAATAGTAGAAAGATCAATCGAGGAGTTTGAATATCATGCTGATATGGCAAAATGGATGGGTTATGGCGTTACCTTCCAAGATTTTAAAATCAATGTCCACATATCAGGTAGAGCCGGTCCCGAAGGTATTCGCTCTGCCTACAAAAGACTTACCCCCGAAGCAAGAAACTGTATTACAATCGAAAACGAGGAAATAACACATGGGCTCGAACATACTCTTATGCTTTCTGATATTATTCCTACTGTCTTGGACATTCATCATCACTGGGTCCGCGAGGGCGAGTACATACACCCCCGAAGCGATGATTGTAAAAGAGTTGTTGACAGTTGGCGCGGCATTAGGCCTACTCTTCATTATGCTCTTAGTCGCGAAGATTACCTTGTCGGACATGATGCGGCCTGTCCCCCCGACCATAAAACACTTCTCGAATCCGGGCATAGTAAACAAAAACTAAGAGCGCACTCTGACTTCTATTGGAATAATGCTGCTAACGAGTGGGCATTAAGTTTTTTAGACGACTTTGATATCATGTGTGAAAGCAAAGGTAAGAACTTAGCCAGTCGAGCATTGTATGAACAATGGAAAAAGTAGATACTTGGCCTCCCCCTAATTGGACTGAGGTTGTAGTAACCTGGGACGAGATATTACAGGGTGGATATTACCATCCAATGATCAATTGGGTAAATGAACAACCAGGCGGTAGATATCATCTACATGGATATAAGAGTACAGAAGGATTTGCTTTTAGATTTGAAAATCCACGAGATGCAACATATTTTAAATTGAAATGGAAATAGTATGGAATGGATTACAGTAAGTTGGCAATATATTAAATCGGACTGGAAAAGTAATAAGGTAAGATTTTGTGCCGAAGTATTTGCGTGGGCTTGCTCTGTGATAAGCGCCATTATATTTGCGGCCACGGTACCTGACATTCCAGTAGTGCCACTCTATAGTATTTTTATTGCCGGGTGTTGTGCCAGTGGGTGGGCTTGTTGGACAAGGCGGAGTTTTGGCCTGATGGCTAACTCCGTGTTCCTAGTCACAATTGATAGCATCGGATTAATCCGATACTTTTTACAGCATTAAGCCTTAGTAGCTCGTGGTTTACGAGGCGCTTTTGATTTTGCCGTGGTAGTTTTTTTTGCAGTTGGCTTCCTAGTAGGTTTTGCCGCTGGGAATGGTAAAGCTGGTTCGCCAACTGGAGCTTCTACTTTATAAGGCACTTCCGTTGTTTCTGCTGACTTAGAGCCAAGTAATTTTCTGAGTAATGATAACATAATAAATCTCCTTGTAAACTATTTAGTTCTGTAACCTATGTAATAAAACTTTAATTTTATATTGTGCGCCACAACATAAATACTCAGTAGAAACCATGATATGGTTCTATATATCTAAAAGGAGTCACAAAATGACAAAATTATTAAAGGAACTTACCCAGTTCTTTCTAACACAACCGAATGCTTTGGAACAGTTTATTAATTCTAAAGAACCAAAGTCCCACGCCGAAGTTGAGTATTGGACAAAGTATTTTGAATTAAGAGGATTTTAATATGAAAAAGATTATTAACTCAATTTATGATTTTTTATGTGATTGCGGCAAAGCCAAGTATGCGGCTAATTTAGCCCGTAACGGCAAAATTAAAGAAGCACAGGCCTGCTACAAATAAGATGTTAGCTACCCGTTTTCTCCCTATGCAGGATTTCCATTTATATGGAGACTGGCTACGGGAGAAATCTCCAGAAACTTTAGCTACCTATTTTGGTATCGCTACAAGCTCTACATTTATTAATAGTTTAATAGATGGTATTTTAAGCAATCCAGAAGAACATTATTTTTTAATAGCTACCAAAGGCAACAAATGGGTAGGAGTTATCCATATGGCTCGTATATCCGAAAAGGATATGGAGTTTGGTATTATGGTAGCAGAAGACGAACGCAATCAAGGTATTGCCGACCAGCTTATAGAAGAAGCTATCACTTGGATTCGCAATCGCGGATTTAATACACTATATCTACATTGTTTGAACCGTAATGCGGTTATGAAACATTTAGCCAATAAGCATGGGTTAATAGTACACGAAGATCACGGCGATGCTGAAGTAGTAACTCATATACCGCCGCCAAGTATGCTTACATACGCCCAAGAAGCTGTCACAGCTAATAAGAACATATTCTTTTTAAATTTACAGAATCTTTGGGCACCTTATGCTGATTTGGGCTAAGTAAATGATGTATATTATCTTATCAACCCTGGTGATGGTTCAACTCACTATAGCTTGTGTTACCCTTTACCTACATCGCAGTCAAGCCCACAGAGGAGTTACATTTCATCCTGTGTTAGCACACTTTATGCGTTTTTGGCTTTGGCTAACAACTGGCATGATTACCGAAGAATGGGTAGCAGTCCATCGTAAGCATCATCAAAAGTCGGATCAACCTGGCGACCCACATAGCCCCCAGATCTATGGTATATGGCGTGTGTTGTTTGGTGGTGCGTTACTTTATAAACAAGCCGCTAAGGATCGCATAATGATCGCACAGTTGAGCACTGGCACACCAGAAGATTGGATTGAACGCCACTTGTACAAAAAGTATAATACACTAGGTATCATGCTCATGCTGATCATTGATCTATGCCTATTTGGCCTATGGGGCTGGATAGTTTGGGGTGTACAGATGCTTTGGATACCATTTTGGGCGGCCGGAGTTATCAATGGGTTATCGCATTGGTGGGGTTATCGTAATGTCGATACCAAGGACACCAGTCGCAACCTATGGCCCGTAGCCATATGGATCGGCGGCGAAGAGTTACACAACGGACATCATGCAGATGGTGCCAATCCTAAATTTAGCCAACGGTGGTGGGAATTTGATATTGGATGGTTCTATATAACTATTTTAAAATCTCTGGGTCTGGCAAAGTTGCGTCAATAAAATCTGCCAAAAAGGTTGTAAAAAATGTGCGGTCGCAATATAATTATATAAATACAGTAGAGAACAGTTAGTGCCGAATTGGTCGGGCTAGCGATGTAACTCGCTTAATTATAGGAGATTTACCATGAAACAATTCGATTTTGAAACAATCAAAGAAGCATTAAACCCAGTCAAATTTATTGATCAAGCTGAAAAAAATACACAGGCTATTTTGTGCTATGTAGAACCAAAAGAACTCAGCAAGACTTTGGTTGCTTTTACAAGTGACGTTAGTGATTTTGCCCGTGCTCAAATGGCAACATTTCAATCTATCGTTGAGATTGCTAAAACACAAACTGAAGAATTTACAAAGAGTTTCGAAAAAGTAACTTCAAAAACTAGTAAGTAATTACTAACATATCCTATCCGCCTTCATAGAAGCGCACCGCATAGGATCTTCGGCCCCTAGTAATAGGGGCTTTCTTTTGGCTAAATTTTGGCTATAATATGATTGACTTTAATTCCCAGATCAGTTATACTGTTTTATAGTACAACACAACTAAGAGGTTAATTATGAAACAACGCATTTTAGTCTTAGCAATGAGCGGTATCCTAGTGAGTTTGGTAGGTTGTAGTTCGGCTCCGTCCAAATTAAGCAGCGGGGCAGGTATTGAACCTAGCTCTACTGCAACTACTCCCATAGCAGATCAACGCCTAGCAGTAAATGATTATAAGAAACAAGGAGTTAAAATTATTTACAGTCTAAGTGGACAGATGGAAGCTATCGAAGTTACTGGGTATGCGCCAACATGGGGCGGTTCACACAATTCAGCCCGCGAAGCATTCCGTGTAGCTGAATTAGAAGCCAAAAAATCGCTCAACGATTTCATCAATAAAGAAACTATTGCTAGTAAAGTATCTGTTGTTATGATTTCAGAAAACTTGGAACACGCACAGGATAATAACAACAATAATTTTTCTTCCAATAAATCTAGCAAGACCGGAAATACAGGCACAGCAGATGACTTGGTAGCTGCAGATGACGACCCTAGTGTTAAAGCTGCTGCATCTGGCAATACCGAAGAAAACACAGCGACGCGAAATGCCGCTATGAAGATTGCTAGCAAGATGAAGACTACTATTATTAATACTAACCAGGGTATCTTATCTGGATTGTACATGAAAGAAGGAACAGTAATCGATGAAGGCAAGGCTGTAAAGGTTGTTATGCGCTGGGATACAAAACATAATGATATCCGCCTACAAATCGGCCGTATGATGGCAATGTAATGCGACGCTTACTAGCTATAGTCTTGGTCTTGCTGGCAACAGTAAGCCAAGCCCAGGTTATAACTGGAGCCATGCTGTTACAGATTCCTGTTAGCTCAATACTAACAGCAGGATATTGGTTATTTTCTGGCGGTGAAAAAGTCTACTACATCGAAGTCTTAGGAGTAGGTAAGTCTTACGAAGAGTCTAGACTAAATGGTTTTAGATTGGCTGTAGAGCAAGCAGTAGGTTCTATTATAGCATCTGAGACCGAAGTAGTCGATAGACGCATAAAGAGAGACGACATCATATCCTATGCTTCTGGCTATATATCTAAGTATGAAATACTTTGGCAAGCCAAGGATAATGTCATCGGCCATAAGACCCAGATGAAAGTTTGGATCAAGCGTAGTATTATCGCCAATAGATTATTACACGAAAGTCGAGTAGCCGGAAATTTAGATGGCGCCAAGGCCAGTGTTAATCTAGCATCTATCCAATATGAACGGCAACAGGGCGATAGGCTAGCAGGGGTAGTACTCGATGACTTTTATCGTAGGGGTATGAACATCGAACTAAAGCCTGCCCAAGTACAATTTGATAATAATCGAAACGGCGTATTAACCATTCCGTTTCGTTTAAGTTGGAATCGGGATTACTTAAATTCGCTAATCGAAGCCTACAAGGTCACAGCCCAAGATATTATCCCAAGTCAATGCTTTACAAACTGTATTCGTAATACTTCTGTGGTAGATATCCAAGGACACAAGATGGGTTTTTCGGACACGGTCAAGACCAACGCATTGATCCAGACTATGATATTGTCCGAACCTCAAGTTGAGCTTACTGTTTTTACTCAACAGGATCAAGTTATGCACAAACAATGCTTTCGATGGGCGGCTTTGGACCATATAGATGATTATAATCAATCTACATATTTTGTGGATGTTTCGAAAACTAACACAGCCAATGTTCGGGTAAATGCTGGTTATTTTATGGACTCCGCTATCCAACTTAAAACTACCCCAAACACTTTGGAGCAGGCCAGTAAAACTCAGCTGAAATTAGTGCCAAAAAGCCAATGTTCAGCTTAATCAAACAGTAACATATCTACTCATAAATACTTGTTGTTATTCAATATCTGTAGTACAATAATATACATAGTTAATTAAAAGTAGAGAGAACATGCCCTTAGCCCCTACCTCAGAAATCGATCAACGCGACACTTCGCAGATATTGCAAGACTCGGGTATCTTTGTATTGATGAGCGATGTTTCAGATGAAAGCATTAAACCAATAGTTGAGTGGATACTACTAGAAAACCATGTAACCCAGAAGAAGAAAAAGGAACTGTTATTAATAGTATGTTCCGAAGGTGGTTCTGTAGAAGATGCGTTTGCTCTTATAGATATAATAGCGGCTAGCAGTATCCCAGTTAAAACAGTGGGACTAGGTGTTATCGCCTCTGCAGGCTTGATGATATTCTTAGCAGGGCACAAAGGTCGCAGAATGTTAACACCTAATACTAGTATAATGAGTCATCAGTACTCAGGTAGTTCAGACGGCAAGCATCATGAACTGATTAGTATAGCCAAAGAATTTACACTGATCCAACAGCGTATGTTGAATCATTATATCAAGACCACTGGCATGACCAGAGCCACTGTAATGAAAAAGTTATTACCAACTTCTGATGTTTATCTATCTGCTGAAGAAGCTCTTAAACTGGGTATCTGCGACATTGTATCCGACTTCAAAAAATAATCAAAACTCTTGCTTTAAAAACAATTCTGTAGTATAATAACATATAAACATAAAAGGAAAGATATGCCAAGTTTAATTCCAATGGTTGTGGAACAAACAGCCAAGGGCGAACGCAGTTACGACATTTATAGTAGACTGTTAAAGGATCGTATTGTCATGTTGGACACAGATGTCAACGAACACTCTTCTAGTTTGGTAGTAGCCCAGATGCTATTTCTAGAAGCTGAAGATCCAGACACAGATATCCTTTTCTATATTAATAGTCCAGGTGGTGTAGTAACTGCTGGTATGGCTATCTATGATACTATGAACTTTATCAAGTGTGATGTAAGTACCATCGTCATGGGACAGGCTTGCTCCATGGGTAGTTGTCTAGCACAAGCAGGAGCAGCGGGCAAGCGATTAATCCTGCCCAATGCCCGTCATATGATACATCAACCCTCTGGTGGTGCTCGTGGGCAAGCAACGGATATCCAAATCCAAGCTCAAGAGATATTAAAGATGAAAAAGTATTTGACTGAAATTTATGTCAAGCACAATACCAGGGGCAAGACCTTTGAAGAGCTGACCAACGACATGGAACGGGATAACTTTATGAGTGCCCAAGAAGCTGTGGACTATGGGCTAGCGGATCGCATAATCACCAACAGATCAGAAGCCGTTGTATAAAAACAACAGGTTGACAGGTAATTCATTTAATCGTATAATAGTTCTATAGTAAACAAAAAGGAGCAAAAATGAAATTATTTACATACGCAGGTGTTAGTCGTTTGAATGGTGAACTGAAATTGCGTTTTACTACATCAGATGCACGTTTCTTACACTTAGTTAAGGTTGGTCATACAGATGTTGAAATGATTAAACTGACTAAACCCCAGAACAAAGATTCTGCTATTAAAGAATTGCTGGTTCGCAACTTTGACAATGGACGCACAGAAATTACTAATTTGTTGGTTGGTAAGGCCCGTGGTGCTACTGTTAAAAAGAATACAGTAGTAATTAAAGTTCCACCCAAGGCTATTCAGCAACTTACTGGCAAGCAGATTGAAGTAACGGAAGTGATGACTACAGCACAAGCTCGTAAGGTTCGCGATGCTTGGAACAAGGCTCATGCTCATTTGAGCTATGATGGTGAATAACTTGTTTAAAGAATTAAAGGTAGCGGCGTTTATCGCTGGGTACGGACAACTGTACGAAGATATCGTTGGCCGTAACCTAGCCCATGTACCAATCAGTCAACTGGAAGAGACTAGACTGCAGATAAAGAGTCTAGGATATAGGACAAGGATCCGCTTTCGTGGCCCTAGGATTGGTACAGACAATCGTCATACCCTTAAACGGCACGCTAGGGCTTTTACTGTATATTTGAAGTAGACCGCTCCCTAAAACATCCAAGTTTGGTTGGATGCCCATCGTGGTCACATGGGGTTACTATCCAAGACCCTAGACTTGGAACCAAGCACTAGGACACCAAGGCCCCGCAAGGGGCTTTGTTGTAGTTGACAATAAATGCGTTTGATACTATACTACAGTTTTACAACTATAAAGGTTTATATGGAATACTCAGTTCTTGATATTAGACACTATAGTAATGATGGGTTGGTTAAATTGTGCAATGTCCGACGGGGAGCAAATAGTCGTTGGCTGTTTACAAGTATTAATGAAGAGCTAATGTACAGCACACATAGGTCCTGGGTATATTTTATTGTAGTAGCTGATAAGATATACAAGATTGGCGAAACAGGCAATCCCTTGGGTATTTGTAAAACTCACAGTGATCAACCCATTGGCGGTACTCGTTGTCGCATGGGAAGACTGGCCAATCATCAAGGATTCCCGGACACTGATGTCTCTATCAGATTGGCACTCACTGAAGCAGTTGATAATAATCAAGTGAGTATCTGGGCACGAAAATGTGATATAGTAATGAAACAAATACAAATAGGTAATGGTACTCATAAATTACAAACTGCATTTCACAAAGATTTGGAAATGAAGTACCTAGATTATATCTACGATTATACCGGACAATACCCTGAATTAAACAAAGGTCGTAAATGACCCCGGGGCCCAATTTTACTAGAGAAACCAGCGCGAAGCGCAGCACGTTAGAAAGTCTACAATGATAGAAGATAGTGATTCACCAGAAGTATTACAAGGTCGTACTAGGAGAATAGTCTTGGCCGTAATGATCATGACTGTACCTGCTATATTAGTCTACATCGTGTACAAGCTGTTAGACACAGTTATCACCAACATAGTGAGAGTATTGATATAATGAAAGATGATTGGAAATTTCAAGCAGGATTAACAGACAGTGATGGCAATAAGAAAACTCCCGAAGAACCCATAGGCGCCGTCTGGGATACTGTGACCAACATATGGATGTTTGTAGTAGCAGGCTTCCTATTTTACCTAGTGGGCGCAGTGATATGGATGATGATTCAAGGTGTATATAACATACTAACAGGCCAATAATCATGAAAACATACGAACACCTAGACAGTCTCAATCAACCCATAGACATTGGACAACCCATAGCATTTACTAGCAGCTATCTCAAAGGTGTTAAAGTAGGCATAGTTCGCCAGCTGACTAAGCAAAGAGTACGAATCAACTTCAAGTACACATATCGCGACCGGCTGGGTGAAGAGCACCCTGCTAGCTATGACACCTTAATAGATCCCCAGCGTACCGTACAGTTGGGTGAACAATTAAGCCCTACACTGACCATGTTCCTGCTTAAAAATGGTCTCTAGCAAACTAGTCAAACTGGCAGTGGAGCAGTGGTTTGGTGATGCTTGGGTATGGCATGTACTCCGTGGGGGACAGAACTGGGGTATAATCCCTGGAGTGAATGAATACATGGATATTACCATTGACAACAAAGAAATAAGGATATATCCCATAAAGACTAACCGTGAACTGGCTATTAGACTAGCTGTATGGGATTATACCACACTTGACAGAGATGATATGTATGTACGCACTGAAGAAGACATACAGATGATACCCATACTGTTGGCGAAGTTCTTCGGATGACTCGACTGACTATACCACAAACTACTAATAGAGTAGACCTAGCTGAATACTGTAGTCGTACAATCAGTAGGCGTATGTATTGGCTGCACAATCAAGTTGGGGGCGAAGGCTGGCGTATATACAGTGAACTACGACCCATCAACCCTGTGGACACTTGGAAACGACAGATGACTACATGGTATTTAGATGTAGACTGCGAGCAACAGGCCTTGCTAATAAGACTACGCTACGGTGCCTAATATAAGCCACTGTAGTCCCTCCGGTCTATATGCATAGAGATAAAAAAAATTTTTGTGCAAATTTTTTGAAACCCTGATTTTAAAGGCACCGAAAGTTCTAGACCTGGGGGGTATGGTGGGTAATATAATAGGCGATTTTGACGCGGTTTTATCTGACGCCTTTTCCCAGTTTAGTATTTGTATTGTAGCTTAATAGACCTACCGGGGGTACCCGAAGTTTCTAGACCCCCCACCCCTTACCATACTATAGCCTGACAGGACCTGGAGCTATATAGGAGCTTGAATAGGGCCCTAAATTAGGGGCTGTTTTAGGGGCTGTTTTTACCCCCTGCACACCGTTGTATGTACGCTACAGACCCAGCCTAGACCGGTTGACATA